CCCCCGCCGCGCAGGCGGTGTTGGATGCCGCCAACAACAGCAGCGCCTATGGCCCAGAAGATTGCCTCAACGAAGCTCGACAGATAGCCGCCGCCGCCCTTCGCGCTGTTGCGGATCAGGTGGTGCCGGATGAACCCCGGGCACCACGAAGGGGCATGAGACCCGGTGGCACAGGTGCTTTGACACCTAAAGAAGGTGCAGAGGATCAGCGGGCCGCCACTCGCCGCCGATTTCTCGCCATCGCCGCCGAGCTAGAGGGTGCGCGATGACTGACCTCAGTCCTCGACAGCGATTGCTAGAGGATCTCACCGACAGGCTCGACGCTGCCATTCAAAGCGACTTGGAGAATGGTGTTAGGTCGTTGAACGCAAAAGCTGCCGAGTCATTCAAATGCAGTTATCCGGCGCTTAATGAAGTAATCAACTGGATTCATGATCTTTACATAGAGGAAATGCCCGATGACTGACTTCCGAGCACTGTGCGCTGAGCTTCACGCTGCCTTTAACACCTACGCAGTGGATATGAAGCACCATGACTTACTGGAACGTGCCCGCGCACTGCTGGCCGAGCCAGATGGGCCGGCTGTGTCTGACGACAGGGAACCGGCCTCTGCCACTGACCAGATTACTCATCAGCTTCACCGTCGAGCCACAGTCCTTCTGATCCGTAAGGTGATTGATCAAGCCATCCGCGATACTGCTTCAGTTCAGTGGCGCGTTGCTGATACTGGTGAGCAGCTTGTCCGTGCCAGCGATCTGGTGGCATGGGCGGATCACATGGAAAAACAAATGGCTCAACTTAGTGACTAACACAAACCTCAAGCCCACATGTCAACATCACTAAACACCATGACTGATTTCAAACAACTGTGCGCTGAGTTGGTTGCCGCTTGGGATGACCTCCCTTGGCAGTACAACTGGAGAGGCGACCTCACCGGCATAGACGGCTGTCCACCTGACGACAGCGCTGTTGAACGCGCTCGCGCTGCCTTGGCTGAGCCCGAGCCGGAGGGGCCGACTGACGCAGAGCTACTGGAGTTAGCGGAAGAGTGGCCTTGCACCACAGGAGAGCGCCATGACTTGCCTGGCTGTCCCGAAGTGCCGCTCTTTTCCGTTTTTAAAGACGAGCTGATTGAGTTTGCCCGAGCCGTTCTCGTTCGCTGGGGCAACCATCCGGGATCTCCAGATAGTTCAACGCCGCAGCCGGTGCCGGAGCCCGTGGCTTGGATGTACCAAGGTGAACCGAGTTTTGATGGGACTGACTGGCAAGAGACCTGGGAGGTAACCACGGACAAGCGCCTTGCGGAATTCAAGGCAACACCGGATCAGCCGATCCCCTTGTTTTGTAACTTGCCCCAACCCTCTTAGTCCGATCAACTCCTATGTCTAAACTTTCACCCGCTGCTCAGGTCGTACTGTCTGCTGCCAATGGCGCTTGCTGCTATGGCCCGGATGACGTGCTCAATGATTCTCAATGGATTGCTGCCGCCGCCCTTCGCGCTGTTACAAAAGAACTTAAATACTTTGGCATCACTGAGAAAAACATCCTGGCCATCGCCGCCGAACTTGAGGCCCAGTAGTCCGATCAACTAATATTCCTGAACGGGAAGATGGACCTGAGCACGTCCTAAAACTACTCATAAGCTACGCTTATCAATCAATTCAATTCAACCCATGAAACTCCTTAAGTTTTCTACAGGCAACGGCAAGCTCAAGAATCGGTTGATCTTCTCGCTGCCAGCAGGGTATGCCTGCCCTCATGCTGGGGTATGCAAGACCTTTGCTGATCGCACCACCGGTTCCATTACAGACCTGCCTCAGTACACAGGTGTAGAAGCAACCGATGACTACCGTTGCTTTGCTGCTATGGCAGAGGTCAGGCCTAACGTACGCGAAGCCCGTTGGCACAACTGGGATCTGTTGCGTGAAACCATTCACATGAATGGGAACCAGGCCAAGCTTCTCCGTGATCTGATTGACCTATCACTGCTGATGCACCCACCCAAGCAACTGGTTCGCATCCATGAATCAGGTGATTTTTGGACTGAGAACTACATGAAAGCTTGGATGATGGTGGCACAAGAACGACCCCACCAACAGTTCTATGCATTTACAAAATCATTAGGCATGTGGTTGTCACTGCAAGAGCACATCCCAACTAACTTCTATCTCACTGCATCCTTCGGTGGTACGCTTGACTACCTCATTTCCAAGTATCCCAAGGTGTTCCAGCGTGTGGCTCACGTTGTCTACACAGAAGAAGATGCAGCTGCTCAAGGATTGGAGATTGATCATGATGACAGCCACTGCCTTGGCGACAAACCGTTTGCACTTCTGGTGCATGGCAGCCAGCGAGCTGGATCAGATGCAATGAAAGCGTTAACACAACGTAAAAAAGAAGGTGGCTTTATTGGATACGGTAAATCAAATCCACATAAATCTTGAAGGTACTTGCATGCAATGACGGATAGGATATCATCTATCCGTCTTACATCTTTTATATGTCTTACGTCATTGCTACCTGGAAAGACGATAGGCCATACGCCATTACAGCTTGCCCTGACCCTAAACAATTTCAACTAATTCCGTTAGATTCAGAAGTAGCTTTAAACAAGATCTTCTCTCATCCCTACCGGGCTGGTGCTCAGAATATCTTGTCTTGGATTAATAAAAATGACAAACAACTTGCCCGTGAAGAACTCTCAATTCAAGATGAAGCCCGTTTCAGAAAATGAAACATGGTTGATTTTTGATATCGAATCGGATGGGTTGTATGACAAAGTTACGAAAATTTTTTGCATTGTCATCTATGACATTACACGAGCAAAAACTTTTACTTATGGGCCTGATTGCATTAACGCTGCTCTTGCTCATTTGGCAACCGCTGACGTACTCATTGGCCACAATGTAATCTTTTATGACCTACCGGTTCTGCAAAAACTACATTCATTTGACAGCAAATCATGCATTATCGACACGCTTATTTGCACCAGATTGATCTGGCCAAAGGAAGTATTGGAGGAGTTGGACATTGAACAATATCCGCAAGTTCCGGCAAAGAACAGGGGAACCGCTTCTCTTAAAAGCTGGGGATGGCGCTTGGCCGACCACAAGATTGAGTTCAAGGACTTCTCCCAATATTCTCAAGAGATGTTGGATTACTGTGTCCAAGACGTTAACGTCACAACAAAACTCTGGCAGTTCATTGCATCACAAAACTATCCAGCCCCAGCCCTCAAATTGGAACATGACTTTGCCTTGGCAATTAACCGACAAATTCGAGCAGGTTTTCCTTTTGATATTGATGCATGCCTTGATCTTGTGGATGTTCTTAGAGCAAAGCAAGCAGAGCTTGAGGTCCACCTAAAAGAATTGTTTCCACCAATACGGCATGAAGAAACCTTTGTACCTAAAGTAAACAACAAAACGCGTGGCTATGTTAAAGGTCAACCCTTTACGAAGGTTCGCTTTGAGGAATTCAATCCAGGCTCTCGTCAACAAATTGCAGACCGACTACGACAGAAGTACGGATGGACGCCTGAAAAAACAACGGAAAAAGGAAATCCAATACTTGACGATGATATACTCGCGGCTTTGCCTTACCCCGAAGCACAACCCTTAGCTGAATACATGCTCATCAAGAAACGTCTGGGTCAAATCGCAGACGGTAACAATGCTTGGCTCAAGCTTGTTAACAATGAAGACCTATGTATGCACGGTGATGTAACAACCAACGGTTGTATTACAGGGCGTTGCAGCCATCGAAACCCCAACATGGGTCAGGTCCCTGCTTCTTACTCTGCTTATGGAAAGGAATGTCGTAATCTTTTTCACGCTCCTTATGGTTGGGATCTTATTGGGGTCGACGCTAAAGCTCTTGAGCTACGTTGTCTAGCTGGTTACTTGGCCATCTGGGATGATGGTCAGTACGCCGAATTGGTAACGGATGAATCCATTGACATCCATACCTATAACCAAGAACAGTTTGGTGTGGAGTCCAGGGACATCAGCAAGCGTTTGCTTTATGGCATGCTCTATGGATGCGGTGCAGCCAAGGCTGGAACAATCATTGATCCGAATGAAAAAGATCCAGAGGTTCTACGTCATAAAGGAAGTACTGCAATTAATTCATTCATGAATGGCGTGCCAGCTTTACGTGCACTAAAGAACAATCTGTCACTAACAATCCAATCCCGTGGTTATCTGCGTGGATTAGATCAACGGGCATTGTTCTGTCGATCTGAATTCAAAGGATTGAACGTCCTCCTTCAAGCAGCAGGCGCTCTCATCATGAAACAGGTGGTGATTAACTTACATAACAATCTTGATGACATGGATTTAGTCCATGGCAAAGATTGGATTCAGCACGCCATGATTCACGATGAGGTCCAGCTGTCTTGCCCACCTGACCTAACAGAAACCGTAAGGGAGCAAGCCATCCGCGCATTCCCACAAGCCCAGGACTTCTTTGGATTCCGCTGTAAAATTGAGGGCGACTCAAGAGTGGGCGCCACCTGGGCGCAGACACACTAATCTTTCGTCCCAGGTATGACGTTAAAGTGCCTTAAACCAAACCTCCCGAACTCCATGAACTTTGCATGCATGTACGCGTATCTGTCTGAAGATCCGCGTGAAGTATTTACCTCTGCAAATTCAACTGCCATGCGGTGTAGCGTTATGCTGCCACCTGTGGGCAACAAAGCTCCAACTCAACTCGACCTTAACATCTATGGCAAAAACGCTGATCGTTTCTCCAAACTTGGCAAAGGAACCTACGTCTACATTCACGGCGCCAAGCTACGCTTTGACCTTGAGAGCAGAACACACTCGCTCCATGGCGGCACTGTTGTACAAGTCAATGATCAGTTCCCGATGCTTAACACTATCATCCTCAGCGGGCGTTGCGTTAAAGACATTGCTACAGACGATGCCCGGACATTTAAAACTACGGAAAGTGGGTTAATGATTTGTAATCAAACCCTATCTGTAAACACAGGTAGAAACCAAGCAGATCTGTTTAACTTCTATGCAATTAATACAGCAGAAGATAAACTTAACAATGCTGAACTCTTGGTAAATTTCACCAAGAAAGGTGTGGGCCTTACGATCCAGGGCAGGCTTGTTACTGATGCCTGGAAAGATAACAATGGTGAAAAAAAATCACAAGCTAAAATTCAACTGGTGTCTATGACTTTGGCACCTAAAGGTACGTCTGCTTCTACACAGGAGATTAAACCTTCTACCACATTGTCATCTGATACTGCTGCTCCATTGTGGGGTGGACGTGAAACATCAGAAGGAAATGATCCTTGGTCTGTAAATACTGTCTTGCCTGATTTGCCTGGTCAGTACGGCGCCGCACCCGAACTGGAAGAGGCTCCTTTCTAATGGAAAAAACAACTGGTTTTGAATTAGTTCTTCTTGTTGGAGAAGAATTTCCTCATGATACTTATTATCTATTACATCAAGACGGCAATAGCCAAAACCTTTTAACATTCACAGAGGTATTTGCTGACAACATCATTCGTCATATGGTGGATTTCTTGCGGGGTTGTGGTCACTACGATGATGTGATTTATGGCTGCATGCAAGATATCTCTAAGGAGTATTTTGATTGTCAAGAAAAAAAACAAAAGCTTTTGACTCCTGATCCAGAGGAACTAGACTCTGGAACCGTCCTGGGATGACGTTAAAAGCACCACTGTCTAACTCAGACCTAACCATGACACAGGCTCCGACTGACATCATGACTGATCAGTGGCTGGATGAACTTGAATCCAAAACCACTTCTGCACCTTCTCTGAACACCTCTAACAAAATGACTGTGAAAAAAACTTCTGCTTTGGCAACCCGTGGACTGGAATCTTTCAAACTGTTTCAGTCCAAAGAATTTGTTTCTGGCTACCAGAATCTGGTAACCATCCAGCCTCTCAACAAATCCAAGACTCGTGGCTGGTTTGTTCGTAAATCCGATCTGGATACCTGCGGCTGGACTGCAACCGAAGATCAGTTCCCCAAAGGTTCTGTCATCTGGAATTACAAACAGACCTTTGGCATGGCACCTAATACTTCCATTGAAGAGGGCCTGAACTTTACTGAGCCTCGCCTGCAAATCCTGTTGCGTTCTCCTCTGATGGTAGAAGAAACCAGCGGAATGCGCCAAACAATCGGTACCTTTGACAACCCTGAAGTCAAGGCGTTGTTTGATGACGACAAAGTTGCATCAGATCTAGCCAACAGTAAAGGTGAAATGTACAAGCGCCGTTACAGCGTGCGTACCAAATACCTGGTGTACATTCTGACGGAAGACAACAAGCGTGCCCACAAGATTCCTATGGTGCTAACCCTTAAGGGTTTGAATGGCACTGATGTATCTGAAAAGGTGCGCATGTATGAAAAGGAAATGTCCAAGTGTTTGAGCAAAGCATTGGACGCTGAAGTTCCCCTTAACTTCAATGAAAAGTTCTACGCTACTACCGTATTTGCTCCGGTACTTGCCAACGAAATGCGTGGAGCCAACAACGTTGAGATCTGCGCAATTGAATCCTTTGACATCCCTGATTACAGCACTCAAGAAGACGCCATCGAATCATTGAATCGCATGTCGATTCCTGATGAGGATCGTGAATCTACTTGGAAGTTCCAGGAACTGTTTAACGATTACATCAACCAACATGCAAAACAAGATGCTGAAAAGCTAAACGGTGCTTATGGAATCAAAGATGGAGTAGAGATTCTTCCTGTATCTCGTACCTTTGATCCTGTTGACGTAAAAGCATTGCCTGCTCGTAATTCCATGACTGGAGAAGACGATTCACTTTGATGAGAGATCCGGGTTAGTCAGGTCTTCTTGTTCAACTGCAACATTGTTAAAGATGAACATGTCTTGAACTAACCCACGAATTACACCTTGACGTTGAGTGGCGATCCTCGCTAAGAGGGTCGCCATTTCTTTCAAGGTACTTACCGAATTACATTCATCAATGGATCGTTTTATTTTTTCTTCCCAAAACTTATCCTCCATTGAAGGTTCAATTTGGAACTCACTAAGTGGAACGTACTTAATTTCCATTGGTACACCACTGAACAATTTATTTTAATCCTAGCTAAACAAATGAAACCTAAAGAAAAAGCTGCAATTGTTACAGCCGGTACTTTTGGTTTAATCGGTGCCGGTATTGTTGCAGTTGTGGGCAGCCCTGTTGCTTGGGGTGCACTTGCCTATGCAACTTATCGGATTGCTAAAAGTGCTTATGCCAAAGCCCCATCATCGGGTAAACTTAAAGGGCAAGGGGACCAGGACACAGACCTCTTCATTTAATTCAAACTTAACTCAATTCAACTCATGTCAAACCAAACGGTCCAAGACCTCAGCCAGGCACAGGCGTGCATCTACACGCGGACGAACCTCCGTCGTGCCTTTCAGGATTTTGACGACACTGACATCTCTGGCATTTATTTGCGAGATGATCTTTGCCTTGTGGCTCGGCGCGATGGTAGTGAGCAAACTTACAACCGGCAAATAATTGTATCTGCGTTTCAGCAGTACACCCATCGTCTTAAAGACTTCTTTTCTTACCTAGGTCCTAATTACAGGGGTCCAAGCATTTGGCATAACGGTGCCTACATTATGTTCAAAGGTTGGCACCATTCCCATGCCCTTGGACACACAACAGGTAGCGCACAACTGCAAACACATTGGGCAGACAAATTTATACATTTGTCAGACCGTGCCAAACTCATTGCTCTTTTACAATCAGATCAAACAGATCTTGGACATCTGGTAGCGCCGGACGGGCTTCGGTTGCCGAATCGGGGGGTTGACTTGGAGTCTGACCTGGAGGAAGAAACCTCAAGCGTATCGGCAATCAATGTTGAACCTTATTGTTCATGTGGGTCCTTTCAGCGTCAGCTTCTTAATGTTTCAGGATTTCAGCAGGAGATCCAAGGATTCAAACCCTGGTGTATCCATTTGACTTGGTTCCACAAGTACCGGGAGCTACTGTGCAAGCGGACTGAAGCTCGCAACGCAAGCCCTGGTGGTACGCCTGATAAGTGTGTGGCATGGTGGTATGCGCCGCCTTCTGATGCCACTAGTGATGGGCGTTTTGTTTTGCTACACACTAAGTCTGGTGCACAGGCACCGTTGACCCATTGGCGTACCTACAAACCAAAACAAACCTTTAACCAACAAGATGCATGGGATTTATTTTTTAGTATGTTAGAGGCGGGTTATGTACCATTCCCTGGTATAGCGCTACCTCAACTGCAGGCTGCGGTTAAAAAATCATGACCTCAGATGCAGAGAAAGTATTAAAAGCACATGTTGAACACGAACTGGGTAAACAAACTACAGATCCAAGTAATTGATGAGGAGAATGGTGGTTGCACCATTCAAATTGAATGGGATGACACCGATCCAGAGCTGGAAGAATGGACCAGCTGGGGAGAGGAAGGCCAACAACAATTCATTATTGATGCGTTGTACCAAGCCCTTGAGTGCTATCTGGATGATGACTTGACAGATCCGGTAGACTAACCCTGCTTGCAGGTAAAGCCGTCCTGGTCACGACGTAAAACTGACTACACCCAACACAACTCAACTTATGTTTGAAGCCTTGGCATCAGTCGTACTTCCTTTCTTGAAGGATCTTCTTTGGACAGCAGCCGTAGCGCTGCTGGCCTACACACTCAACAAAGTTCAATCCCATTTCAACACCATTTGATCATGACTCAGATCACTCAAACTAAACTCAAAGAACTTAACGTCCTTCAGCTATACGAGCACTATGGTGCCCTGGAACGTTCTCTTCCTTTGCTTACTCCTGAGTCCCAGGACATGGCGCGAGCCGAGCTGGAAACTTGCGCCAAGCTACGGTCTGAAAAGATTGATCGTATCCATTACGCGATGGCGTCCCATGAGGATGCAGTGGAGCGCGTTAAACAGGAGATTGAGCTGCTGAGCCAAGCCAGGCGGCATCACGAGGCACAACTCCGTGGCCTAAAAGGACTGCTGAGTTGGCTACGGCGAGCGCTGCCTAAAGACGAAAACAAAATCACAGGATGCAAATACCAGTTTGTCCTGGTTAAGAAAAAAGACCTAACGGTTGAGATCTCCAGTGATGTTGAGCAATGGCAGGCAGATGAGCGTATGCAATTCTGTATAGAACAAGAAGTAACCACAACCAAACAAACTGTGTTACGTTCTATGGATGGAACGATTTTTGAAACCAAAATCGAACCTAAAACTAAAACCGAAATCATCCCAAATCTAGATGCCATCCGTAACGCGTATCAAACCGGCCAACCCATCCCCCATGGAGTCAAAGTCACCCAGGACTACAGCATCCGTACCAAACGAATCGTTGGCGAGCCCGGAGTGGATGAAGGCTTGGTTGCCGTGGAAACACCCGAACATTTGGGAGAAGTTTTACGAGAAGCTGGAACCTCCGACTGATCTAGAAGATGCTCACATCAAAATGAGTTGCCACAACCATGCCGTTGATGATTGCAACTTGCAACTGCAAATCAATGAGCTAGAAACTTCTATGCTTTATGACGGCGATCAAGTTCCTCCATACCAAACCAGCAATGCTGAAGATCTTGAATACAAGAAACTAAAGCTGTTGCAAGGCAAGCGCTTTCATCAAAATGCTGCTCGTGCCTATTGGTATTACATGGTACGTGCTGATAAATAACAACTCATACAATAAATAGATAAGCAAGGAGTCCCATGATTGACGGAAACGTTTCCAAACTATTGGCAGGGTTTACACATGATGGGACTCCCCTTGCAGCTATTGTTGGCAGTAAGCAAGAATGGGGTGTCACAATTTTGTGTTCTTCTATGCTTGCTAATGAAAATTTAGCTGCACAAATGACAGCAGAAGAAATGGTAGATGCTGCTATCAACTATTACAATGTGATTCAAGACCGCCTTGGGTACTACCAGCAACAACAAGCTCACTCTCTAGAACGCTTGATCAACAACCAATGATTCTGCCAAAAGCTTGTTATGCACTTCTTAACAAAGTAAATTTAATTTAATTTTGCTGCTAACCTAAACAGGTCTTTATTTGAATCAATGGATCCTATTGTTGTGCCAAAAGTAACCGTTTCTTTTGCGGTTGATGTGGAAGTTGAGTACGATCCGTTTGTTGGTAAAACCCCAACAGAAATGGCAGTTGCTCTCCAAGACGAAATAGATGAGTTGCTTTTTGAAGCTAGCTCTGGCGTCGTTGGTGTTTTTACTTCCATTACTTCTATTGCGCAATGAACAATCTTATTGGCTGGGACATTCAAGAACAAGAAAAACGCATTGAATTCATGGAGCATATGTATAAATGCTCTGGACGCGAAGATTCAAACCATCCTCTGCACAGTAAATACACAGGGCTGTGGCAAGATTTCTGCCTTAAAGAAGCTGGTTATGCCATGAGGAACCGTTGGTTTGAAATGAAAGAAGCAGTTGAACGGTATGAAGCAGGTGAATTGGAACCTGTTTTTATTACTTAAGGTTTACAGTAAACACCAAACTCTTGAAAGGTGATTCAAAATAAATGAGTCACCTTTTTACTTATGTACAACAATCAACAACCAATGGATACTATAAAAGCCTGGCAAAATTGGTACCACAAAAATCAACGAGTTTCATCCATGACAAAACCAATGGTTACTAAAGACAGTAAAGAGAAACTGCACAATACTGTTGGCGTAGTTACTACTTTGATTGAAGCAGAAGCTATTAAAAAAGCAACAGAATATTTTGCTGACACAATTACTGAATATAGCTGTGAACTAGACGGCGTTCAGCTTTACAACTGTTTGCTTACTGCAGCTCAAAATAATTTGAAACATACAGAAGAAGAATATAAAAAAGCAAAACAACTAATTGATTTACTACAAAATCAAAACAATGAAAACTAAAACTAAATACCCTATTTGGGTTTGTAATGACTGTGGAATGCGTTGGGGTGCCTGGTATCAACCTGGAGCTGTAGCTCCTAAATCACACTGCTCTACCTGTCATTACGGTACTTGTGATGTATGTGGTGCCCAAGAAGTATCCGTAACTGAACCAAGGGATTATGGGCATCTTATTGATGGTTGGTCTCAGTAAACGAATGAGATAATAAAAGAAACAAAAGTTACAAGTTATGACGTTATATAGAGATCCAGCTAGCAATGGATTGTTTCACACACATAAAGTTCAAACTTGTAGCGGACAACCACTTGAAGTAAAAACAATAGGTGTAGCTAATGATGCTTTTGGAAGGTTACGTATTTCAGACCCTTTTACTCTTTTTGATTCAAGTCATCGTTATCAAGACAATGGTCTTTGGAGCACAGCTACGGGCGTTAGTTCAGATGCAACATTCAATGCCAATGCAGGTCTTGTAGACCTTAATGTAACAACTACATCTGGTGGTTATGTGACAAGAGAAACTAAACAAGTTTTTTCTTATCAACCAGGTAAATCACTGCTTGTGCTTAATACCTTTACATTAGAGCCTGCTAAAACAAACTTGCGTCAACGTGTTGGTTACTTTAATGCATCTAATGGTTTATATATTGAACTTAATGGGGGAACTTTAAGTTTTGTTGAGCGCAGTTCAGTTACGGGAAGCGTAGCTGAAACAAGCGTTGCTCAAGCCCAATGGAATATTGATAAACTGGATGGCGCTGGTCCCTCTGGTAAAACACTTGATATCACCAAAGCACAAATCTTTTGGATGGATATTGAATGGCTTGGCCTTGGAACAGTGAGATTGGGTTTTGTTATTGATGGAGTTTTTATACACTGTCATTCTTTTCACCATGCAAACTTAATTGAAGATACTTATATAACAACTGCAAGCTTGCCACTTCGTTATGAGATTATAAACCTTGGTACTACAGCAAGCAGCAGTACTCTCAAGCAAGTTTGTTCAACTGTTATATCGGAAGGCGGGTATGAATTGCGTGGTGATCAACGTGCAATTGGCACTTTAATTTCTGCTCCTTATGACTTAACTGCTACTGGTGTTCGATATCCTGTAGTTTCTATTCGTTTAAAAACAAGCCCAAATCGTTTAGATGCTATTGTTATTCCAACTGCACTCAGTGTGCTTGGAGATGGAAACAACGGAACTTATACATGGGAAGTGGTTCAAAATGCAACAACTTCTGGCGGCACTTGGTCAAGTGCAGGAAGTGATTCCGCTGTTGAATACAACATCAGTGGGTTAAGCACAAGTGGAGGAACTATTCTTGCAAAAGGTTATTTTTCTTCTACAACTTTAAGCAGTGTTTCCGTTGACATCTTAAAAGAAGCATTGTTTGCTTTTCAACTTAGGCGTAATGGTTTGACCAATTCACCAGAAGAGTTTGGTCTTGTGGTTGAAAGTAAAGTTGCAGGACATGATGTTTATGGTTCACTTGACTTTGAAGAGATTAGTCGTTGATAAACTAAAACTACTGATTAAATCTTATGTATACTCCTGGTCCTGGTCAGCTCCAGCAGGCTCAAACCCCTCCGCTTCAGGCAGTTCCTCAACCGCAGGACAAACCCAAAACTCCTGGTAAATCAAAAAATGGTGATGTTGGGGCTTTTATCCAGCAGTGCATCTCCCTTTGTTCCTACCTGAAGGAACTTCAAACACAAGCCCATCTCATTCACTTGAATTACGAGGGATCTAACTTTCTCGGAGTGCACGGCTTCCTTGGAGACCAGTACGAGGCGCATCTTGGGCAGTTTGATAAGCTGGCTGAATTCATCCGCAGCATGGATTACCTAATGCCCATGTGCGCCAAGGGATTAGCAGATGCTGGCCCTGGTATCCAACATGTTACCAGCTACAAAGGATCTGATCAGCTTGCCACGTACTATAAAAACCTGGAGGAGTTGGGCATGAAGACCAAAAAGCTGGAGCCTATTGCCGCCAAGATTGGTGCTATTGACATCCAGAACTATATGGCTGAGCTGTGCGGGGAAGCCTTTAAGGCTGCTTGGTTTGTTAAGGCGACTCTTCGTAATGGGTAAGACGGTGGCAGTTGCAGCAGAGAGGAATACATTTTTCAATCTCTGTTTTTATTGTGCTCCAGGCGTAAGCACGACTTACCATGAATGATACGTTTTTATCTTTATCACCAATGTGATGAAACTCTAACAAACGGTGATCATTTAGTCCGCACTCTTGGCATTCCAAGGTTTTTTTATAATTTAAAAGCTTCTGTCTATTCTGATAGATGCGTTCTTTATCCTTAGACCAAGTCATGTGTAACCGTTACTCGTATTTTTAATATACGCAGTTTATTAAGAATGTGAATAATCGGAGATGCAGGATTTGAACCTGCGGCCCTCTGCTCCCAAAGCAGATGCGCTACCAAACTGCGCTAATCCCCGAGAATGAGGCCTCCTTCCAGGCTATCTGCCTGACGAGTACCCCATCTGACACCAGGAAAGGCTACCCACACCAAGATAACGGTGGACCTCAGAACTGGCCGCCTAGTTTCCCAGGACTTAGTCCCGATCAAAAGAGAGCGGGAACTCCGTTATTCTACCTGCTCATTTGGTGTTTTCCAGAAGTAATCGTCCTGTTCTCCAAGGCGACCCCACTTCGGTGCTTGCTCTACATCAAAGTAACGGGTAGATACCTTGAAGTCAGGCGTCTTCAAGTTGTGATGGGTCAGTGATGGATCGCACATGCGACAACGGTTATTGGGATAAGCACCAATTTGACCGTTGTCCAGAGCCACGATGTTATGGGATTTGTGCTCATCGGGAAACTCCGCAAAGTAAAAGTCGGGTTCGTTCCTATGAGGATGATAGTTGTCAATCGTAAATAAATATGTGCCTTTCATTACACCGGCACTACGTGTCATAACTTGAAACTCCATATTAAAGATCAAGTTTTTCTCAATGACCGTGAGCCCGTGATCAAACCCGTTCCAGAACTGCAGGTCAGTCAGCTCCAGGTCTGGGGTAGGTGGGTTGGGTTTGTCCGGGTAGTCAGAGTCCCAGGACAAGAACGCACTGATAGGAAGCTTGTCATACAGGGCACCGTACTCCGTCAGGTACGTCTCAAAGTACAAGGCACGCCCCGTAAGAGATTTACAGGATACCCAGTAACCAGGGGTGTACTCACCATGGCCATCATGTAGGTCACGCAAATACTCACGCCTGACCCACACCTTGACTGGTGGGACATTGGCAACCAGGGTTGTCATCTCAAGTCCTAATGAACTCCTAATCTACTTCAAATTAGGAACAAATTAGAAGTTCGTTTGACAATCGACCGGACTGGAATCGAACCAGCTATCCAACTCCCTTGTCGGGGTGTCCTTACCAATGGACTAACGGTCGGTCACTAAAAATCATAGCAAAAACCCCAGGCTCTCACACCCAGGGTTGTAAAACAATACCCGTTCCATCTGGGATGGACACTTGTATTCTAGATTACTTTTTCTTAGCAGCAGCTTCTTTTTTCTTGGCGATCATCTCTTTAAACTTATCGCGTGCTGCAGTTTGTTTATCAGAGGCGCCTGCTTTACCTTTAGGAGGAACCGGTTTGCCTTTAGGCGGAACAGCTTTGCCTTTGGCAATAGGGGGTTTCTTGGCAACCATGGTATCTAGTGGATGTTTAAGATCATCTTTTATATTCTAAATTACTTTTTCTTAAGGGTTCTAGCTTTTTTGCTGGCTTTCTTTGCTGCTTCTGTGTTAGGTACAAACTGTTTACCTTGTTTGCTACCAGCTTTTTTCTTTGCGTCGGTCTTGGCACGTTCTTCTTTCGAGAGGGAGGCCCAAGCCTTCTCAGGTAAGTAACGTTTAGTTTGGCCTTTTTGAATTGCTTTGTCGGCTGGCATTACTTTGACTCCTTGTATTTCTTGGCCGCAGACTTTGCTTTGGCTCGTTTTTCGTACTCATCTTTGGTGGACCACTTTTCCTTGCCCCACTTCTCTAAAGACTTTTGTTTCTCACCTTTACCACCTTTGTATCCACCACCTGCTTCTTTATATTCCTGCGCAACTAGTTGGGCCTTACGAGCACTCCATTGGCCTGGTTTGCCACCCTTAGAGCCAGCCATTACGCGATCTTTAATACTCTCGCGTAATCCAGGTTTGGAATATTTACTATCGTCTTGCGCCATTTAACTATTACTTATCTGTTTATTATAAACAACCTTTAATTAAATCTCTAATTCCATCTTTAAAATTATATTGTGCACTCCAACCAAGCTTTTGAATCTTGTTTGGGTTGATGGCATATTTCAAATCATTGCCGGGCCTATCAGTTACATGTTGAATTAACCTTGAATGAGGCGCATGCTCCGGCCTTAACTCATCTAAAACACTGCAAATTGTGTACACAACTTCAATGTTGGTGAGTTCTCCGTCGCCGCCAATACAATACTGCTGACCCACCAATCCTTTATCCATTACCAATAACAGGGCATTAACGTGATCTTCCACATGCAGCCAATCACGTATGTTCTCCCCTTTTCCATGAACCGTGATCGGTTTTTCCGCCAACGCATTGGTAATCGTCATTGGTATTAGCTTCTCTGGATGTTGACCAGGGCCATAGTTATTGCTGCAGTTTGTTATGACCGCAGGAAACTTGTAGGTGTTGTGCCAGGCCATCACTAAATGGTCGCTGGCTGCTTTACTTGCTGAGTAGGGTGAGCGTGGGTTATATGGCGTAGTTTCTACAAAATAGGTTTCAATGTCGTCTGGACGCAAAGATCCAAATACCTCGTCGGTGCTTACATGAAGGAATTTAAAATCATCTTCCATGTATAAACGACAAGCTTCTAGTAAGTTAAATGTACCAACAATGTTGCTGTAAATAAAATCTTTGGGGTTGTGAATAGAATTATCAACATGACTTTCGGCGGCAAGGTGAAAAATTTTATCAGGTTGTAAAATACGAATCCACTCCTGAACAATAGTTTCATCGGTTAAGTTGTACGGCAATAATTGATATCGATTTTTAGCATCAGTATAAGTATTTAACTCAGCTGCATTACTGGCATAACCAAGTTTGTCAAAATTGTAAATAAATAAATTAGGAATTTTAAGGAGACGTTTAATTAAATGACGCCCAATAAATCCGGCACCGCCGGTAACAAGAATTTTTTCCATATTCATATACTAATCAAAAACTTCTGCTTTTTTCAAGGGTGTTCCATGTTTATCTTTAATGGATAAAATAGGGTTTTTAAATTTTTTCCAACTGATATTTAAATCTTCATCAGACCAAAGCAATGTTCGTTCGTACTCTGGGTTATGTACTTGAGTTATTTTATACAACACGTCAGCTCGATCTCCTAGTACGCAATACCCATGAGCAAATCCAGGTGGAATCCATAGCATGTCATAAGGTCGTTTGTCTCCATTGAGGTAAACATTCAACCATTGACCAAACGTTTCAGAAGATTTACGGATGTCCACAACAACATCTTGGATTTCACCACGAATACAACGGACTAGCTTCCCTTGTTGATGAGGCGGTAACTGGTAGTGCAATCCACGGAGAACGTTACGGTTTGAAATCACATAAGAATCTTGGCAAAATGTGTGGTCGCCAAAAATTTTTTTGTGTTTAACTTCATGCCAATGATCGGAAAAGGTTCCACGTTCATCCTCATATCGATCAACCGTAATTAACTTCAAGCCATCCAGATGCAGTGGACAGACTTTCATGCGTGGTTCAAAACGATTGGGGAAACCGGGTAGCACTGATTCCAAACTGGTAAAGTAACGCTTTAAACGTTCTTGTTCAGCTGAAACTTTATAGTTGTTGGTTTGAGGGGTGACCAAATTTTTCCATCAATGCGTCCATACATTCTAAAGATTCCAGACGCATCAGGATATCAGAAATTGCATTGATAGTAATTGGATGTTCAGCTCGTGCTGCAAAAGCTAAAGCATCACGAAGATTAGTGGTAGCAAGATGAACTGCTTCCTTAACTTGATTGGATAATGCCATTTCAGAATGCCTTGGTCTTCTTACTATAACGGCTGTGCCAAACATGCAGTTTAAAATCTCTGCTATTAGTTTGGCACAGGTTTTTAAATTGGGTATTCGGTTGTTTTTTTATTTTTGTAGGGAATACTCTAATACAGTTGTTGAAATGTATTCAAGGTTTTCACGAGTAATTGTGGGGGCGGTGCCCAGGAAAAATACATGCTTTAACACTTGATAGGCATTTGGATAATCTTTTGCATTGCCTAAGTGTCTGTACGCAGGATGAAGCAACAAATTACCGGCAAAATAATTGCGGGTTTGAATTCCGTTTTCTTCTAGATGCAACTGTAAAGTTTTCTTTACAAGTTCGTTATTGCAGATAATGGGGACTCCAAACCATGATGTTTCTGCTTCTGGTAGCTCTTGTACAACACGTACTGCGTCACCAAAAACTTCAAGAATTTTTTTAATTTGTGTGTAGTTAAACCGGCGCTTGGAATGGATCTCGTCAAACTTTTTTAATTGAACCTGACCCACTGCACCTTGCATGTCAATTGGTTTTAAGTTGTAACCAATCTGACTAAACACATATTTGTGATCTACGATTCCGTCGTAACCATCAAGCCATGTGTCAAAACGTTTGCCGCAACTACCATTGATTAGCTGGTTGCAGGCACCAACGCAATAGCAGTCACGCCCCCACCAAGCAAACTGGCGTGCGAGTGTCACAACATCTGAAATGTTTGACGACACCATTCCACCTTCCATTGTGGTGATGTGGTGCGCAGGATAAAAAGAACAAGATGCAGCAACGGCATGTTGTGTCAGATATTCATTTTTCCATTTGGACCCAAGGGAATCACAATTATCTGCAACGTATTTAATTTCGTATTGATCACAGATGTTTAATAAACGATCCATGTTGTAACTGTTGCCTAACACTGGGCTGCTAAATACAGCAACAGTTTTAGGTGTAATAGCTTCTTCAACTCGATCAAGATCCCAATTCAAATCATCCCAAGTTATGTCTACAAATTTAGGGACAAGATTATTTTGAATGATTGGGTTAATGGTGGTGGGAAAACCAACAACACTTACGATAATTTCAGAGCCATCTGGCCATTCAAAATATTTTTTAAGGGCAGCAATCATTACAAGATTAGCGGAGCTACCACTATTAACCATTAAGGAATCAGAGAATCCAAAACGTTTAGAAAACTGTCGTTCAAATTTATCTACTTCTTTTCCAGCTGGGTACCAAGCACCTTCTTTCAAGCAAGCAATAGCTGCGTCAATTTCTGTTCCATCAAAGTACGGTCCGGAGTACAGAACTTTTGATTTAGACATAGATCTTGCAATCCTTTTTCAAAGGAAATGAGTGGTTTGAAGCCATGCGAAGCAAGCTTGCCACAGTTTAAACCAAAGTGAACGGCTTGGTTGTAGCCGCTTGGTACATTGTTACGCAACACATACCCTCTTGAATCAACAAGCTGCTTTGCGCTGTCAAGAGCATCACCCAATCTTGTGGAAACTCCTGTACCAATATTGTAGATACTGTTGCCATCACCGTTTTTACACAGGAACTGTAAGGCCCTACATGTATCTAAGATATGAATAAAGTCGCGAGAAACATCAATGTGTACACTGATGTCTTTATGGGTTTTTAAACGATTGACCAGGTAGTGTAATGCATTTCGTTTTTGGTTGCCAGTATCAGGTCCACCATAAACATTGCCCAACCTAAAGATTCGATAAGTAATACCAAAGGTTTCACAATATTCTTTTACAAGTTTTTCGGCTGCGTACTTAGTAATTGAATAAAAACCGTTTGGATCACAGAGGGCCTGCTCGTCTGGGTAAACATGGTTTGGTCCATATACAAACCAACTACTTACAAAATTAAAGGTATCAATCCCTGTTTTGCGGCACATCTCAAGACGCCTCATGAGCTGTACTAAATTTGTATCAATATCTACATGGCAATTTTCACGAAAAGTTTGATTGTCCGTTGTACTAATTAAGTACAGGACATTTTTTGTATTGGGCTCCAGCTGTGCTCGGGGTATGCAGAAAGAAGGGAATAAACCGTTGAAGTAAGTTCCGATAATTCCTGTGCTTCCGTACAGACTTAAATCCATCGCTGCCTTTGGCTACGAACTGGATCATACAACCAGTAGTCAAGAGGAAGATCCATATCAAATGGTGTGGTGTACTTTTCTTGTCCAGGAAGACCGCCCCATTTCTCCACGTAGTAACGTCCATTTTCTTGGTACGTCATACGGTTTTTTGCATAAATTACAGGATCTCTTTTGATTGTGGCGCTAACAGTATGGTGATATTCCAGGGGCAGGTGCTCCCATTCAATGTCAGCCATCTTCATGCGGTAACGATGGTCGTTATCTTCGTAGTAAGCAGGGAAAAAATTTTCGTCCAAGTAACCAACTTCATACAGAAGTTCCGGTGTAAAAATCATGGACGAATATCCGTTTTGTGTTTCATCACAAAGGATTCCAACAAACGGGGTCTCTAATCGCTGAGCAAGTTTTTTTAATTCGCCTGGCTTGGGATGCCAATCAACTGACAGAATGCACCAATAGGGGCAGTCAATGTTCTGTTTAATGATTTGGTTGATAGCTCCGGAGAATCCAACGTTCATAAAATTATGTACAACTTCAACATTTTTGACGTATTTACTACCACCTTTAATCTTGTCAATGGCCTGACGCACCTCAGGATCCTGGCCGATGGAGTTATCAAGAATGAAGTAACGGTTAACTGGATAATCAATTGAATTGAATTGTTGTAACAAGTCATCGGCTCCGTTGAGGATCATGGTGCCGATCATCTCAATAGGTTTTGTCATAGATCAACTCGCAGGTACTCTTCGTCGTCAGCAATCAATCGTTGTTCCAGGAGATCTGCTTCTGTTGTTTCAACATCTTCGAAAGCAATTCCGTTGCGAAGCTTGTAGTCTCGTTGTAAAAACTCAATAAGATTGATGTCAGATTCGCAATAGTAAAACCGCGTTAGATTACAAGACACCAATCAATTCCCATACACTGACTTTATAGATCAATTCCAATTGGAGTATCAAGATGATACCAAACATTGCAAAGCGCCCATTCCAGCGTTCTGCGTAATGGATATAGTCATCCGGATGAAACGGGATTTTATTGAAATGCAAATCTACTAGGTACTCTTTCCACAGGGTTTTGAGTGCCCAAATAAAAAGATCTCGTAGAAACTCAAACCAAAGTTGGATTTTTCTCATGCTGCTAGGTGCAATCCACCAAATATAACAAACGTATCGACCACTGTAATCACAAGAATTGAAAAGAGCAGAAGCACAATTGCCACCGTAAATCTTGTCATGGTTTACTTTTGCACGCTATGCTTTAAATAATATACAAAACCGTTAACGGTTGCTAAAGTTAATATGGCTGAACCTTGGATCCAGACCAAGAACGAGCAACCTGAAACAATGCGGGATCTAAACAAGACCGCAGCCAGAATTACGCTTAACGGAAAACGGCATTACACCACACCGTTGCCTACTGGGCCTGCGCCATCTGTAACTACAATCATTAGCGAGACAGCTTCCGAGGCAAATAAACGGAAGCTTGAAATGTGGTCAAAAGCTAACCCAGGCGTGAAAGAAGCTGCTGCCGAAAGGGGTACAGCTATTCACTATGGCATGGAGCAGTATCTTAAAGGGAATAAATCACCTGATATTCCTGATGGGTATAAAGATTTTTGGGCGGGTATGCCTTCGATCCTTGATCAATTCCAAGAAATTTTATGGGCGGAATCGCCGGTTCTTGATAAATTTAACTTCACTATTGGCAGTGATGACGTTGCTCGTGTGTGGGGTTGCGATGGTGACGGGAGAAGTTGGGCTGGCGCTCCCGACATCATTGCTGTGGCTAATAACAAGCTCACTCTGGCTGATTTAAAAACCAGTGTCAAACCTTATAGCCGCAAATGGCCTAAGGACTTAGATAAAGGATCACCGGAATGGCGTGATCTGTTGGGGGGTCATATGAAATTTAAAAAAACCTGCAAACAACTTGCCGCTTACGACATTGCGATCCAGCAAACACTAGGTATAAAAGTCCAGCAAGCAGCCATTCTTGTGTCTACGCCGGTACGCACCCAGGTCTTTAAAATCTCCAGGCGGTTTCTGGATGTGCTGCATGAGGATTGGTATAAAATTGTTGCTGAATATTACGAACAGGTCGAGAACTGCACTGGTTATGATCCGAATCTTATTTAAAGATATTGTTGCTGCCATTGCTGAATGGTGGAAAAAACTTTGGTTTGAATCCAGGCTGAAGGCCCGTCTCAAGATGATTGAACTTGAGAATCAAATTGAATCTGAGATAGAAAGAGAGAAGGCCGCTAGGCCGATGTATACCGAACACCCTATTGATCCTGCGCTACAGACAGGGGAATCTCAAAAACTCGGTGGGGCCATGCAACTCACAGCACCCTGGTACAAAAATGACTGCATGGACGCCCGATAATCAGAAGGTTTCTTGGAGTAAAACGGATCCGGAGGAGCAACGCCGCCGGGTTGCTTGGTCTGTAGCTACGTCTTGCGCAATTGAGACAGGTGAGTCTCCAGTTGACATCTACAACCGCCTATTAAAGAAATTTCAAGATGTAAATGCCTACGGACACATGGCTCTAGATGAGTCCAATGAGTCTAAGTAATTCCGGAAAATTGTAAGGGTCTGGTTGGATTGGTCGCCGTAGGATAAGAAAACACTCAGTTCCGCCCCAGATGGAAATTCACATTTCCCTGGGAGAGTGGATAAATACTCTCCAGATCCGCATGACTAATGCGGTGGATGGGGATTGTTTTTATCTGCCCTCTCCTATGCATTTACATGCATTTCAACTGGTGAAGGACGCCTCATTTCCTGATCGAAACTTTAGAGTAGAACTTAAAGAAGAAAGTAAAGCATGACCAACCAGAACCAGCAGGCCCTTCGCCCAGGGGAAATTAATCTCGCCTATATCCCCATGGATTGGCCTCTCACTCCTCTGGGTGCCAAGAAAGATCCTTACATCAACGGGTGGCAGAACAAACCGTTTAGTGTCCGTGAGATTGAAGAGGAAATCGTAACAGGCAAATGCCGTGCCATTGGTCTGTTAGGTGGTCCCGTCTACAACCATCCTTACGGCTTGGTCTGGGTTGATATTGATGGTCCCAGCGTGTACAAGCTGGTGGAGGGCATCTCGGATATGCCCCTGCTCCAGGCATTGCCGCCAACACTCACCATCATGAGTGGCAAGGTTGGCCGCGAACGTAAGCTCTACAAGCTCAATCGCGACAAGCACAAGCACTTCGTCAGGAATAAATACACCTGGCATGCGGAAGAAGAAAAAGAAAAACTCGAAATCTTATGGCAACGTCACCAAGGCGTGCTCATGGGTTTGCACCCAGAAACCGAAGGCTACTTTACAGCTGAATGCCAGGGCTTTGAGTGGGTGGATGAGCTGCCGGAATTTCCGGACTGGCTTCTGAATGCCATCATCAACAAAAATGTTCGTCAGGGTACACCTGCTAAAGAGCGTACTCGATTCGTTGGCCCTGGCTTTGCCATCAACGCTGAGGTGTCCTTAGAGCGGGACATGAAGCTGGCAACAGAAGCCATGTGGGCACTGCCGCCGGAAGCAACAGATGACTACGACATCTGGATCACGATTGGTCAGACGCTCCACAGCTTGGACGAATCTCTGCTTGAGCAGTGGGATGAATGGTCCAAGCAATCAGAAAAGTATAGGGATGGTGAGTGCCACAAGCGGTGGCGATCCTTCTCAAAAAACGGCGGTCGGGGACTTGGGTCTCTCATTCATATCGCTCAAGAGCATGGCTGGAAGCCTTCTCAGGAGCATCGTGCGATGAATGTAGACGATGACACGCTAGAGCACGTATCCAAATTGTTGGCTGAATTAGAAGAGGATTTACAGATGGCACCGGAAGTTCTTGAGGAAACCACTGCTCCCATTGTTGCTCCGCCGATGTGGACGAAACGGCAAAAGCCGGTGTCATCAGACAAGTCAGGCAAAGACCAACGAACGCGAAACCCTTCATCAAACGTCGTTACCGATGTGGTGTTGGACCTGTATAAAGGAAATCTGCTTTTTAGTCAACCACACGGGCAATTCTTCATGTACGAGAAAGAAGCTCGTGGTCTGTGGTCTGCCCTGACCAAGATCGAAGTCATGGGTGACATCCGATCCAAGCTGCAGCAACTGGGGGACTTCCTTCCTAATGGTTTCAGCACCAACCTGATGACCGATGTCTGCGCACAACTGCAGTCAGTGCTTGCTTTTGAGGAGTGGTATGACGGTACTGAACTACTGTTGTTTACCAATGGGGTATTGAACGTTTCAAATCGAGAGCTGATTGGTTTTAGTCGAGAGATGCATCTGGTTCAACAGATGCCATACCCTTACGATCCGTCCGCTACTTGTGAAGAAATTATTAAATGGCTGAAGAATACGCAACACGATAGCTGGGAACGCACTCAGGTTCTGCGGGCCTGGCTACGGGCAACCCTGCTTGGCCGTTACGAAACTCAAAAGTTTGTTGAAATCGTGGGTCCCGGCAAGTCGGGGAAATCTACTTATGCCAACCTGGCCGTAGCACTTGTAGGTAAAAGTAATACGTACTCCACGGACTTTGAAAACCTGGAGAAAAATCGCTTTGAAGCAGCTGCCTATATGGGTAAAAAGCTTCTGTTGTTTCAGGATGCAGACCGTTGGGGTGGTTCGGTTTCCAGGCTGAAAGCTATTACAGGTAATGATTGGATCCGTAGTGAACGCAAGTATCAAGGCGAAGGGTTGGATCCTTTTCAGTACCACGGGGTAGTGATGATTACGGCAAACGAAGCCATTCAGTCCACTGACTATACCTCTGGTCTTGCTCGTCGTCGCCTTACCATTCCGTTCGACCGTCCGTTCACGGGCGGACCAAATGAACAAAAGGAACTGATTAAGTTCAACTCCAAGGGGGAGCCACAAGGTGTGTTCTCACCTCTACTGCCAGGGCTTGTGAACTGGCTTTTGGATATGACAGAAGATGAGATGCGTGAATATCTAATGGAAACTTCCAAGAAAGTGAAGTTCTTCCAGAAATACGAGAAGATGCAAAACCTTCGGTCTAATCCGTTACTGGACTGGATGGAACATAAGGTGATCTACGACCCAGGTATCAGCTCAGCAGTAGGCTTTACCAAGAATGCGCCGATGGGATCATCTCATATTTACGCTAATCAAGACAAATGGTTGTACGCCAGCTACGCAGAGTTCTGTCGTCAATGCAACGTAGGCATCATGTCGCGTAATCGATTTGAACCTCTATTTATTGATATCTGTAAGCACCAGCTAAAAATCAATGCCTTCCCCATGCGTAATACCAGGGGGATGAGGGTTGTAAATGTAGCGGTCAGAGAGTCCAGCCCAAAATATGAAGGTTGGCCATCCATCGTTGAAGTGTCATCTGATAAAGAGAAATACAAGGAATTCTATGGTATGTCGCTAGAAGTAAACCTTGATGCGACAATAGAAGATGAACTTGAAACTGCAGATGTCTAATGGGCGTCACTTAATTCTGGATTTGTATGAATGCGATCCAGAAGCATTGGATGATTACGACCTGCTGGAAGAGTGGTTGGAAGCTGCTCTTCTGATGTCAAAAGCAACCATCATCCGAATCTTTGGTGAGAAGTTTCAGCCCCAAGGAGTCACCCTACTGGCCTTGTTAGCTGAATCCCATGCGTCCATTCATACTTGGCCGGAGATGGGATACGCCGCCATTGACCTCTACACCTGCGGGGATACGACCAACACCCACAAGGCTGCCCAGTTCTTGAAGCACAAGCTTAAAGCAAACGTAGCGGAAGAACGGGAGCTACTACGTTCTGTTACTCCAACAGCAGATAAGAAATAAAAAATTAATAAAAGTTTACCCTTGTTTCGGCAAGGGTTTTTTTGTGCCGCACGAACGTACTAAGGCACGAACGGAAGCAGTACAGGAATACCAAAATCTTAATGTGGGACTCGTTTGTTGGTGCAGAGATGCAGACTTTGGGGGGGTTTCAATCCTTACATGATGTAAATGACACTATCAGTCAAAGTGTCATTTAGCTCTAATAAAGATAAAAAAGGGGGTAAAGTCTGCAAGTCTGCACGGGCAAATGACAAAGCGACCCCCTAGAATGTCATTGGTTCCCTGAGAAGCCAGTCGTGGCAAGCGTTGTCAAAAAGCTCCAGCAAATCGAAAGGGATTTCGGGCAGCCCAACTTCCGGCACGTCCAGGGGATCGAGAACCTGGAGGAAGAAAACCTGAACAAACTGGGTTACTACCGGGGGTTCGCATGCCCTCACGGTCATCTCATCCGAGACTCAGAACGCCACTGGTGCTATGAGTGCGCCAAGAAAATCCTGAGCAACGTCTGTGGGTTTGATATGAACTACCTACATAAGGACTACAAACACAAGTACGCCAAACTCTGGAAGATGGTGAAGGTCTGCTTCCCGGAAGACTGCTGGGATATGGAGATTCCTGGTGGTGGTACGCCCAAGAGGGTGTGCTTACCCTCGTATCGGTCGGGCTACAGCAAGCAAAAGTCCGAAAACGTCAACATCCACAAAGCGATCTACCAGTGTGCATGGGGGGACGTGGGGGCTCTGGTGGTGACCAGGCTGTGCAGCAACCCTAAATGCGCCAACCCCTTACATATGGTTTCCAGTTTTAATCGCAACTTTCCGCCTGCAAGCGTTACTCCTTTAGAACTGGAGTTTAAAGCTGAAAAGCTAATGTTATTTAATCGGCAGTCTCAACATGAGTCTGGTATGCAACCAGTAATACAGCAAGAGTACAAAAATGTTATTACACATCCAGAATACGTAAAAGAACAAAAGGAAGAAAGTTAAACGGATTCCCAGGCTATCTGTAAATTTTCTTTTTATTGTCAAGAAAATTAGTATACTGATCTCAGTTAAGTTGTAAAAATGACTGACAACAAGCCCAAATTGCTTTGGATTGGAGATATTGTTGCAACTACGGGCTTTGCTCGTGTTACCGAAAATGTCCTTAGCCGCCTAAAAGATCGGTATGAAATTCATGTACTTGGTTGCAATTGGCATGGTGATTACACTCCTCTTCAAAATGAGTACTTTTTATACCCGGCGTCTAACCGCTTTCAGCAGGCACCGTTTGGAGAAGATCGTATTCGGGAATTGGTAGAGCGTATCCGCCCTGATGTTGTCCTTACAATTAACGACAGCTGGATTATCAATGAACAATGGCGACGAATTGCTGATTTGCGCGATCAATTGAATTTTAAATTCGTGGGTTATTATCCCATGGATTCATATGAATGGTATGGAGCACTTCTTGATACCCTCAACGATTGGGATGCGGCCATTTGCTATACAGAATTTGGCGCACAAGAAACAATCAATGCTGGATCCAAGGTTCCAATTACCGTCATTCCTCATGGAATGACTAAAAATCAATTTTATCCAACGGATAAGAAAAAAGCCAGAGAAGAGCTTGGCCTTAATCCAGACGATTTTATTGTTTTTAATGGTAATCGTAATCAATTCCGCAAACGAATTGACATTACAATCAGTGCGTTTGCCAAGTTTGCTGTTGATCGCCCTGATACAAAACTTTATCTCCACATGGGGATGAAGGATCAGGGTTGGGACATCATGCCGTTATTCGCCAGGGAAATGGTGCGGCAGGGTCTTGATCCCAACAACAGAATTATTATGACAACTCCGCATTCAAACCCTCCTTCAGTCCCGGTAGAGCTATTGAATACAATTTATAACGTTGCAGACGTTGGTGTTAACACATGTAAAGGTGAGGGTTGGGGACTTGTTAATTTTGAACACGCTGCTTGCCGCGTTGCTCAAGTAGTGCCTAATCACACTTCTTGTAAAGAAATCTTTGATGGCACTGGAGAACTTATTCGTTCTCTGCATGGTGATGTAGACGTTAATTTTGGCCGGATTATGCCATGCCCGGATGACAATCATCTAGCACAGATCTTGGGAGAGCTTTATGAAAATCGTAACAAACTTGATCAAGTTGCTCAGGCTTGTTACGACCGTGTAACGGATACCTGTTTTGATTGGAGTACGGTGTCCGATCAATTTGATGAAGTGTTTCAGGAAGTTCTTTCCAAGAAAGAAGAAAAAATCCCACAAATTGTAAAACCAAAAGCTCGAAAAAAAGCTAAAAAATAATTAAACAATAAAGGCTCCGTTAATCGGAGCTTTTTTATGACACTGACTACTCAAATAATGAAGAGTAGAATGTTAAAAAGTTGATTATCATAATGCGTGCTTCAACCCAACAAAGACAAAGAACCAAAGAAAATCCTTTAATCTTGGGTTCATTTGAACAGCTTTCTGTTAGGAGGTTGACCGGAGCTTTGGGACCAAAAAATAAACTTGTTGGGCGCTCTGATACAAGCTTGACATCTAATGGAGGTTTTGGTGAAGGTACTTACAATCATTGGTTTCAAATTAATTTATTATCTCCTGCCTGGATTATTCTTGCAAAAGGAGGTCCAAGGCCCAAGTATATAAACGTTTCTGCTTATGACTTGAATTTGACTCCAATTGAAGGACGTGCAATTTTTGATGTAGACAGCATTCCAGAAACTCGCAATGGGGATGTCTACCATCCTTATGTTGGTCATGTAATGAATAAACAATCAAACCTATATAATTATTTTTTTCCAGAGCGTTTAGATAAAGGAGATGAAAGATACTACCCATTAGGTGTTGGTGGTTATTTATTGTGCGTATCCACTACTCGCAATGAACCTTTGGATTACGAAGTATGTATTGTTGTGGAGTTTCCCACGACTACATTAGATATTGTTTTAGAAGATTATGCATATCTTTTATATGAAAATTTGGATGAAAGTTTTGTAATTGCGGATACTGTTAGCGATTATGTTGAAACAGGTATTCATGCTCATTCGTTATCCGAATGGGATGATGCTTGGAAACGTGAGCATCAACAAGGCGATCCCTTTCCTGCTCCGCTAGTGCCCCTGGCAACTCAACCTTAATTAAAACTACGCTAAACTCGGGCTTATTAAATTTGATGCAATATAAAAAGGATGTCATTTCGGACAAAACGGCGGAAAAAAACCGGAAAACTTTCTTTGCCGACCGGGTTTTTTGTGAAGGTACGACTTATCCCTTGGGTCAAGACCCAGAATGGTTGTGTGTGGTTAGCCAGCATGGCCGCATCCAAGTCAGACCGTCAGGTGAACGATTGGCTGGATCGAAGAAGAAACCATCGTGTCCGCCGGATGGATATGAATTTGACCGGTAAGCACGGAAACCAGCTTCAGGTGTTAGCTGTTCGCTTTACTCGTCAAATGGAAATATTGATTCCACAGGGTGACTCTGTATTTTTTATATGCGAGTCAGCCAAGCCCGATAAACAATTTCGCGTTTGGAAAAAATGGTTTCTTAAACATGAAAACAATCAATGGGAGTTTGATGAAAAAAACAAAGGATTTTTCTTTTATAGAAGTAAAGATTTAGAATAAAAAAAACAGGGATAAACCCAATGGACAAACTCAATCAGTATTTAGAAGTTGCACTTGCTGTTCATGCAACTGCTTCTGTAATTGTTGCGTTAACACCGACACCCTCTGATGATAAATTGGTTGGTAAGTTTTATAAACTTATCGAGATCCTAGCTCTTGTTGTTGGGCGTGCCAAGCAACGTTAATAATTCCAGCGAATTTTTTGTTTGGTTGCGCGTATTCCTAAATGCACAAACCCCTTGGGAGCACCGTATCCAAGTGAGGCGGGCCAGTGTTTATCACAGTATTTTTCAACTTCGTAAATACTGGCCCCTTTGATGTAAAAATCAATGGCTCCTACGTTGGGAGCATTATATAGGTGCTCAGAAGAAGAAGCGCCTCCAACAGAACGATTAATGGCGGGAGGGCGATATCCACTTGTGATAATTACAGGTTTGCCTCCAAAGTTTTTGCGAACTTGTTCAATAAATCTACACAATTCAATTGCAGTGTCACATTGATATTTTTGTGTAAAACGACGTGCTTCTTGGTTTAAACAAATTTCACCATAAGTAATGTTAGGTGTTACTTTGTATTCAAAAGGGCTGTTAGGTAAAAAAGGATTTGCTGCTGGCACTGAATCAGGCTTTGATAAAACAGGGATCGTTTTGATTTGACGATCCATAATTTGAATCAATTTTATTGCGTAATTAGGATCTGTAGCATATTTTTCTTTTACCAATAACTCTGCACATTCATTCCTATTTTCGGCGCGATTGACACCTTTATATTGACCAAAATCTTTGTACCACCGATCCACTAAGTAATGGACACATGTTGTTAAATCAGGAAAATCAAGAAACCCCGCTTTAATTAGGATCCAGTTACCGTTAATAAATTCTTGAGTACTGACATTAGAGCCCGATCCTTTTAATCCAAAAAAATTATTAACACCAGAGGTATGTTCTCCCCAGCCCGACTCTAATGCCCATTGTGCTGCTACACATTCAGGAAATCTTGCACCTGCTTTTTTAGCAGCAGCAAAAACGCCTTCCCATGTATTAGAAAAAAGTTCTTGCGGAAGTTTATGTTTTTCTTCGTTATTACGATAGCGTTCGGCAAAACCGTCTAACTGCTCAAGTGTTAGCTGTTTTTGTAGCCAGTCCCAGGCTTCATTTTGATGCTTTAATTTGTTGTAGTGCTCGGCTGCATCACGTAGTTTTATTGGCATTGTCCAACAACTGTTTGAAATTGCCTACATATACTTTAGGTCCAACATGCATACATGTAGACGTGGTATTAATCCAAATATCAAACCCTAACTGTTTTAATTTTTCGCAAAGATAAATATCCTCGCCCATAAAATGTTCGCCAATAAAATCGTACTGACAGATATTAAACAGTTGTTTACCACGAAATTCAGTTAGGGTGCTGTTGTCCGCCAATGCTTTCAAGGCTTTTCGGCCCAGCTTTAAACAGCTGGTGCTTACCCTGTCCGCCTTTACCCAATTTCCTTCTTGCTTGGGTTCGCCTGCAAAAGAGATGTCGTAACTTTCAATATCAGTTTTTTTGACTGTAGGGATAGCCACTACATCTCGTGCATCGGTAATAACATCCAAAAAAGATTGAGCGTTACAAAAAACGTCGGAGTCAATAAAGATAAGGTTGTCAAAATCACCCTTAATGGCAGCTGTCAACAGTTCGTTTCGGGCCATGGGGAGGATGCTCTCATAAGACAAAAGAATCATCTGAACATCAATACCCTTCATCTGACAAAGCTTTGTGATCTCATGGATGGCGTAGCTGTACCAGGCATCAACACGGCCGTCGAGAGCAGGAGTCCCAATCAGTACACGCTTTGGTTGTTTCTGAGATTGTTTAAAAGTTTTTGCCACTGGGAAAACCTTTTTTGCCATGTCCAATGTTTATTGTAAAATTTTGTTTGATCAGCTAAATTCTGTTGATTTTCTGGTGACCAATAATTGTCAATGACCCTGTTCAAAAGAATAGCGTAATTTTGTGCCAATCGTTCATAATTACTGTCGTAACTTATAAAGTCAGCGTATTCACCACAGGTTTCAAACAATGCACCGTAATTAGTGACCACTGCTTGGCATCCAGCGCACATTGCTTCTATTGCTGAAATGCAAGAAGTTTCTTCAAATATGCTGGGATAAGCAAAAATATGAGCGTCTTGAAGGGCGGAACGGATCTCTTCGTTTGGCGCGTATCCTTTAACATTAATTCCAGGGGTGTTTTTTAATTCTGCAAACAGCTGATCAAACTGTCCCTCCAAGGATTTAGCAAACGACTTGCCGTAAATAATTGTTGAAGAATATACGTCCAGTTCAATGTCATCTCTGTTGAGAATTTGAAAAGCACGCAATAATACATGCAGTCCGCGCCAGGGGGTTGATGTGTAGATCAACTTGAGCTTACCTTTAGGTTTATGTTTTAGCTCAAAAGCTGTCGTTGCATTTTTAATAACAACTGACTTCCAGGCTGGCGTGTTGAATTTTTCCCTAAATTTTTCATAACACCAATGAGAGTCATAAATAAAACAATCAATTTTATCAACAAAATTAGGGCTCTTCATGCCCTGTACATTTTCTTGGTCGTAACTCAATTCTTGTAAAAGAATGTTTTTTTTACCTGGAACAATCAATTCAGGCCTGCATACAGAAACAATCAAGTTAATTCCGGAGAAATTTAACTTGCTTTTTAATGTTTCAACAAGGATTTCTGTGCCGCCTTTTGGTTGATCAGGCATTACATTCAAACAGGAAATCAACCTGGAGTAACTGATTGTTCCGATCATAGATATTATCGATGATGTCTCGCAAGTAGTATCCTTTTTTATCCAAGTAGCTGATTACACTTCCTGCTAAAGGAGCACCATGATTGTATTGCTGGACTGATGTTTCCAAGAGCAGATATCGTGGTCGTGTTTGTTTGAAGTATTTTTTGCCGCCTTTCAAAATGTCAAGTTCAGCGCCTTGTACATCAAGCTTAATTAAATCAAATGATGGAAAGTTTAAATCATCTATTGCATACATCCACTTTTTGAGCACCACGGGATTGGTGTAGTAGATCGTGTTCTCACGATAGATGGAACTTCCGGTTGTGCAGCTTTCCTCCGGAAGCGTGTAGAAATCTACTTGTTTAGTTTCTTTGCCAAGTAGATAAAAATCTGTGTTAAACGCTTGAAGGAATGGCGCCTGTCGTTCGTCTCCCTCAATACATTTGATGCGTGCACCAGGAAACAACTGATGGGCTAGGCGTGCAAACTCGCCGCGATAAGCTCCAACATCTAAAACACTTGTGACAGGGTGCTCTAGATGCTGGAGGCGCTGTCGAAACCGATCCATTGAGGGATCAGCTCAGAGAGGTAATGTCAAAATCGTTAATTTTTTCTTCCGTAGGGGTTCCGGTCATGCTGCCGTAGAAGCTATCAAAAACCATGTCCAGATGCACGGTATTGCAAAAATCCAACAGCTCAGCTTTAGTGAAATCAGCGGGCTCTTTATCTAAATACTCAACATCTGCTCCACGATCAAAATTTTTGATCAAACCATTGCAGCTGTATACAACGGTAAGATCCCAACTTTTTACTTTACCGTTAGTTTTAACAGTGGGGATAGCCCTGGAAAGTGCCTTGGTAGCACCGATAGCGTTAATAAAAGCCATTGTAAAAAACCTTACTCAATTAATTTTAACAGTTTTTTTGTATTAATTTACTTTGTCCTCTAATAAAGCAAGTCGTTCAGAAAGTTCTTGCACGGCTTTAACCAAAATTGGATATGTCTTCATGGGATCAGCTTCCCACATGTTTGGGTTGTCCTTATGAACAAGGCGTGTGTACTCACTACAGTTAAACGTTTGTTCAACTTGGTCCAGCTCTTGGGCGATAAAACCAAAATCTTTTCTACCTTTTTTGGAGCCGTCTCTGGTCGCCCAATCAAACTGAACAGGGCGCAGAGCCTGAATAAAAGTGACGCCAAAAGGTAAATTTTGAATATTTGTTTTATCTCGAACGTCTGAAAGCGTAGAAATTGTAGTATCAGCACAGCGAAGGTTTACAACATCCGCATTTCCAAGGGTGAATTCACCGGTTACAGTTGCTGCGCTTGCTTGAGCATTATTACCAATACAGGTATTGTTAACCCCAGTTGTTAAAGTGTTTCCTGCATTGTTACCAACTGCAGTGTTACCAGTGGCTATTGTATTGGCAATTAAAGTACCAAAACCAACTGCAACGTTACTACTGCCTGTTGTATTAGCACCTAAACCGCTAACACCAACTGCAACGTTGGCAGCGCCTGTTGTATTACCAATTAAAGCACGGTAACCAATTGCAGTGTTGTTATTGGCTATTGTATTAGCAAGTAAAGCAAAACTACCAACTGCAACGTTTTGAGTGCCTGTTGTATTAGCACCTAAAGCACCATAACCAACTGCAGTGTTGTTACTGGCTGTTGTATTAACATCTAAAGCACTGTCACCAACTGCAGTGTTTTGAGAGCCTGTTGTATTAGCATTTAAAGCAAGGTAACCAAATGCCGTGTTGAAACTGGCTGTTGTATTAGAACCTAAAGCACTATAACCAACTGCTGTGTTGTTATCGCCTGTTGTATTAGCATCTAAAGCAATATCACCAACTGCGGTATTACCAGCGCCTATTGTATTACTGTCTAAACATTGAAAACCAACTGCAGTATTATCAGCGCCTGTTGTATTAGCAGTTAAAGCATCGTCACCAATTGCAGTGTTACCAGTGGCTGTTGTATTAGAACCTAAAGCACTGATACCAACTGCAGTGTTACTAGAGCCTACTGTATTGGCATCTAAAGCATTGTCACCAACCGCAACGTTATCAATGCCTGTTGTATTAAGAAGTAAGGCATTTTCACCAATTGCAACGTTATTAGCGCCTGTTGTATTGGCATCTAAAGCGTTATGACCAACTGCAGTGTTACCAGCGCCTGTTGTATTGGTAGCTAAAGCATTGACACCAACTGCAGTGTTACGGGAGCCTACTGTATTAGCAACTAAACCACTAACACCAACTGCAGTGTTACCAGCGCCTGTTGTATTGGCAGCTAAAGCAGCACGACCAACTGCAGTGTTACCAGAGGCTGTTGTATTAGAAGTTAAAGCACTGGAACCAATTGCGGTGTTACTAACACCTGTTGTATTGACATCTAAAGCATTGTAACCAACAGCAGTGTTATTGTTGCCTGTTGTATTAGCTTTACCTACTTGATAGCCAATAAACGTATTGTTAATTCCTGTATTAACTAAACCAGCTTCAAAACCAAGACTGGTTTCAAATGGTGTAACGCTATCCGTCTGGCCGGATAAATTAGCTGAAGCCGAAACAGAGGCCCAGGTTGTAGTGCCATCTGAGTTTGTCTGTAAATATGTACCAGAAATTCCCGTTGTTGCTGGAAAGCTGAACAGACCATATGGACGAATATCACCGGAGCCACTGACAATTAAAACACCACCACTGGCGTAATAGGCACTACCAGAGATAACACCGCTTGTAAATACACCGCTACCAAAATATCCACTGCCGCTAACACTGATGCTACCTGTTGTAGTTTGTGTAAAGTTAGCAACTGTAAAGTTACCGGTTACTGCATTAACGGTTACAGCCTCAACTGTGGCGCCAGTAATGTACGTACCAGAAATACGAGTAAAGTTACCAGTTGCGACTGTTAGGTTACCAAATAAACCTGTATTACCAGTTACTGTGCCACCAGAAATGGTCACACTTTCTACCCTGGTAGTGCCGGTAATAAAACCAAATGTTGCGTTATCACCAACAACACTTTGCCCAGAAAGTTGCGTTGTAAATACACCACTTACACCACTGATTAATGTGCCGTTAAGTCTTGTAAAGTTACCAGTTGCGCCCGTTAGATTGTCAAATAAACCAGTATTACCCGTTACTGTGTTACCGGAAACAGTTCCGCCTTCTACTCGGGTAATACCTGTGACGTAGTTAAAAACCGCGTTCTCACCAACAAAATTTTCTCCAGAAACCTCTGTTGTAAATACGCCGCTTACGCCTGTAATGTTCGTAAAGTTGCCTGCGGTTCCTGTAATGGTTGCGCCAGAAATCTGAGATGTAAATACCCCACTAATTCCTGTAACTGTACCAAAATTACCAACAGCGCCCGTGACAATTGCACCAGAAATACTGGTGGTAAAAACACCAGAAACACCAGTGATATTGCTGAAACGGCCCGCATCTCCTGTAATGATTGCACCAGAGATTCGATCTGTGAATGCCCCGCTTACTGCATTGACGTTTGCAAAGGAACCTGTAATGCCTGTTATAACAGCGCCTGAAAGTTGAGAAGTAAAGACACCAGAGATACCCGTAATGAGAGTAAAACGCCCTGCATTGCCTGTAATAACAGAACCAGAAACTGAATTAAAAATGCCAGTGACAAAATTACCAGTTGTTGCGTTGATGGTATTACCAGTGACAGTTGCACCACTCAGGGTAGTGGTAAAGACTCCACTAACAGCTGTAACCCTGGTAAAGGAGCCAGATACACCTGTAATTGTGGCGCCAGAAATACTGGTCAGCCCGTAAATTTCGTTACCAGTCAAGATAGCAAAACCACCAGTTGCACCTGTAACTGTGGTGCCAGACAGTGTTCCGCTGACCGTAAGGCCAGATGAAATGGTTCCGTTACCGCTGATAATCAGGTTTCCGCCAGCAATAATGTTGCCTGTCGTGGTGATTGTTGGAATAGAAAGAGTTTCAACAAAAACGCCAGTCAGAGCTTCGATTCGTTGGAATAACCCACTTACTCCAGTAATTGTTAAACCAGAAACACGAGAAGTAAAGACGCCCGTTGTACCGGTAATTGAAGTAAACCTTCCAACATTACCCGTGATAATGGCGCCGGATACGTCACTAGTGAATACACCTGATACGCCAGTAACAACCGTTGCGTTAACAGATGTACCAGTAATTGCAGCGCCCGATAATTGAGTAGTGAAAGCTCCGAAAGATCCGGTAAAGTTCGTAAAGGCACCCGTTGCGCCAGTAATGGTTGTTCCTGAAAGTTGGGATGTAAAAGCACCCGAAACTCCAGTTAATGTTGCAAATAAACCAGTAGCTCCGGTGATAGTTAAACCAGAGAGCCGTGTAGTGAATGTGCCACTAACACCTGTGGTGTTTGTACTAAGAATCGCGTCACCAGTAATGATCGCGCCAGATAAACGGGTTGTGAAGACACCGCTAACCCCCGTAATATTGCTAAAGCGTCCTGCGTCACCGGTAACAACGGCACCTGAAATTTGAGTCGTAAAGACCCCATTTACACCCGTAACGTTTGTACCACTGATATTTGAAAAAATACCGGTTGCACTGTTAACGGTTTGTCCGGATATGTTGTTAAATAAACCTGTTGTACCAGTAATTGTTACCGCATTGACACGGGTAAAATTACCAGTACCAACTGTTTCCGTACCGACCGTTAATGTTGTGATATTTCCGGTTGTGGCATTAACGTTTAAACCGTTAATTTGAATACCAGTTATCGTCGCACCACTTAAAACATTTTGTACCTGTGCGTTACCAGTAACAACTAGGTGAGCAAAAGTACCAGTGCCACTAACGTTGAGTACGTTGGGGTTAAAAATTCCGCTAACTGTTAAATTGTTGGCAACAACCAGGGAGCCGCCAATTGTGATATCTCCGGTTGTGGAGTTAAGGTAGTAATTGTTTAAATATTGCTTTATATTGGCAAAATTTAATTTTTTATTCTTTAAACCGGGGTCTATTTCTGCAACGTCAACGACCATCAGCAAGTCGTCATCATTGATTGATGACGACAAAATTGCTGGCAGCTCTGTTATACGCCTATTAGCCACTACACAAACACGAGCTTTATAAAGTAAATTATAAAAGACCTGTGTTTAGCTTTATTTCATTCTAATTTCAACCCTGGGCAAAATATTGGTTGCAAAATACCAGGTACCTTGGGCGCCCAAAACCAAGCCACAGGCCATTGCAAAAACTAAAATTAATTCTGCAATGGTTAAATTGCGTCGCACATAAACAACTTGAGGGTTTTGTTGAATTGGAACTTGAAAACTGGTTTGTGCCTTTTGTGGAGGAGTGGAATATTCCTCTTGTGCAGGACGAAATTCTTGAGCCTGATCCTGACGTTGAAGCATGGTTATCCGGATCGCTTCTTGACGCGCCCGCTCTTTCAGGGACTCAAGCATTGCCGGATCAAGCGTCCCAGGAAGAGGGTTTTGAGGCGGAGTGGTGATTTGAGGTGGGGTGCTGTAAGGAACCTGGTCTTCCATAATCATGCAGAAAACTAATTTACACCCTAACATCTAAAGAGATCGTTTGAAGCAATGTCATCAATTGGTATCAGAAAAGGATTAGAAGACATTGCCCATGAGCTGAAGGGTGTGCGAAACATCCTGGCATCCATGTGGCATAGCCGGTATCAAACCGAAGAAACAGACAGGTTAAATCCACAGGCTTTTACTGATGAGTACATATCCACTGAAGAATGCTCTCGTCGCCTGGCAGTTTCTGATCAAACCATTCGAAACTGGATTGCAGTCGGAAAAAAACAACCAGAAAAAGGTTGGACTGAAGGATTGCATTACGTCAACATTGCTCCGGATCCAGGTAAAAAAGCGGTTATCCGTATTCCTTGGAACTATTTGGTAATGTCCTTTTCCAAGAATAAGGAAATTAGCTTGTCCGATTTCTATGGAAACAAATATAAAAGTACTCAGGAAAAACTTGAATAATGACTAACCGATTCCAAGATATTGATTTATTTAATCTCACAGTTAAGAACTGTTTTGAATATTTACCTGAATCCTTGTTTAATCAGGTTCAGGAATTTTTGCCGCCTTCTGGTTCTTTTGATGATGGGTGCTTAAGACGTTATTTAGAAAACATTAAAAATTATGAAGAAGAAGATGTCAACTCTGGAATGACATTGGCGAACAGGTTGCGAATTGCTTTTGTTGATATGAATCCAGATACTATTTGTGGTAAATTTCCACAGGCGGAACTTCCTCTGAAGCGCCGATTAAGATGCGTTGCAGAATACTTAATTCGTTCCGGGGAATTCGATAAACTCCGTGATGAAAATAACAAGCTTATTAAAAAACGAGGCAACCTAGGCAAGCTAGTGGTCATTTACAAACCATTACCAAAACTTCTAGAATCTCTTACAAAGCAGGGATTGATTCCAAATGAACCGTCGAGAAAAGTTGATTCACTCTGCGTTGCAGGGTGATGTAGATGAAACTAAAGCCAAGATGCTTGGCCAGACGGTTGATTTTATTTTGGGTGACATGGGTGAAATGTACTACCGTTTCTGGCAGGCCGCTGGTCCTGGTGTGATTTGTTTTCAACCAAAACAGGAACGCGGGGTGTTTTATATGTCGTTAGAGGAAATAAACAGTGCAAAAGAAGCGTTTGAGCGGGATAACAACCACGATCTGGTAGAAACGTTCCGTCGAATTCTGGAGGCCGCCCAAAAAATTGATCCCGAAGAAAAGGCAGGTTACATCATTAATGATGATGAAGGGATTCGTTATTTGGAAATCGATTACAACAAGGTAGTGGACGTATGAGCATTCGTCGCGTTACCGGCAGACGCGAAGATCTTGAATTGATAACGCCCACGGAGTTGGTACAGGCTGCCAATATTGTCATGGGTAGCATCAATCTAGATCCCGCCAGCTCTAAAGTAGCTCAAAACTATGTGCAAGCTGATGAGTTTTTCAGCCCACAGCAAGATGGGCTTAACATGCAACAGTGGTTTGGAAAAGTGTATCTCTTTCCTCCCAGTGGTTGCTACTACTTTGATAAAAAGTTAGATAAATGGAAGATGACCAGGGCTTCATCTCCGACCCTGGTATCGTCTCACGCTGTGTGGTTTCGTCAACTGTACCGAAAGTGGTTAGCCGACGAAGTGGAACAAGGTATATATTTCACCAACTGTCCTGACATGATTCGATACGAACAAAAAATCTTTGATTTTCCTATCTGTTTTCTGAAGACAGTACCAACGTTAATCAAAAATACTAGCGAAGGAATCGGACAGCACAAGACCTGTAGCTCATTTGTGGTGTATCTACAACCAAAAAGTAATTCCGGCGCTGCAACTATGAAATTTATTGAAACATACGAGCAATTTGGCCGCGTTATCTACTGAGTTCTGTATAGTTAAAGACGATTGATGGAATCCATGGGAATCCTTTGCGACACTGAAATTAAAGCATTTGCCCTGAACCAGGGAATGATCAAGCCGTTTACTGATCGTTTGGTAAACGAAGAAAGTGGACGCCGTATTTTGAGCTATGGACTTAGCTCATATGGTTATGACATTCGTCTTTCACCTAAACAGTGTTTAATCTTTGGGCGCATCCAGGAAGGAGTGTCCGATCCAAAAGATTTCAATCCCAAAATTCTTTCAGATTCTGAACTTTTAGAAGATGAGAAGGGGCAGTATTTTCTTCTGCCGCCTTATGGCTACTGTTTAGCGGTAGCAGAAGAACGTCTTCAGCTGCCTCAAGACGTGACTGTGATCGCCATGGGCAAGAGCAGCTATGCACGTTCTGGCATTATCGCTAACATTACTCCGGCAGAGGCTGGCTGGGAAGGTTATCTAACCTTAGAAATCAGTAATGCTACGGGTCAATTCAATCGCATCTACGCCAACGAGGGCATCATTCAGCTGTTGTTCCTACGTGGCACCCCCTGTGAGGTCTCGTACCAAGACCGGAAGGGTAAGTACCAGAACCAGGCACAAGAAGTCGTTTACTCCAAGGCCTGAGCATGAATCGCGATAACCTTGAGCAGAGGATGGATGTCCTTGAGATCTTGGAAAAACAAGTTGTGTTTCTTGAGAACCAAGAACTATCCTCTGCTCTGGCGCGGTTCCGACCAGAGAATACTCAGTGGGTTTTGAATATGCTTCAGGACTTACTCGGCCAGATGCAAGACGCCCTTGATTCTGAAGACTTTAGCCAAAATTGGAATTAATTAAAACCGTAGAAAGCACCTGATTGAGATCTTGGTTTTTTAGCGTATCCAACACTGCCTACAGTTCCGTATTCATCACCCATACTGGGAACTTCAACACCCCCAATCGTTGCTTCTGATCGTGGAGTTTCACCCCGTAACGTAGGTTCGTCAATAGATGCTTTCTGTCGAAATTTATTGGACGCCTTGGCGGCAGTAATGAAACGCCTAATGCGTGTTTGATCGTCATTAATTTCTGCAACGCCAGGACGCTCTTCTTCCGAAATACGCCGTAAGTCCGTATCGTAATTACGTTCGGGGTTAAGATCGGTTACTTCCGAACCAGAACTTCCTGAGTCCTGTCTTGGGTCGTAAGTAGGGTCAAAGAATCTTGGCATAGTATTATTGTAAGAGGAGTAACTCAAGTACTGAATATGATGCATAACGCAGCATCGTTCTTGGATGCGTTTGTACAAGATGAAGTAAAGTCACGTTGTCTTACGGAAGAAGACTTCGGTCAGCCTCTCGCAAATGAAGAAAATGATGTACCCTTATATGACATGTACAACCGAGGATTAGCGGCATGTCAGGAAGGGAACGAGAGGCAAAATCTTTCACTAGCAGAGGGTCAACGTCCTGGTCTGACAGGTTATATCCCCTCAGCGGAAGAGGGCTCAATGATGGGAGCCAGCCCGAAACCCAAAACTCTGGTGATGGAACTGGAAGCAGTACCGGAGGGGGAGAGGGACCTTTCCGCCAAACGTCGTGGTTTGCGCCGGTAGAAGACGATATCCCCTCCGACGTTGTTGGGCTTGATGAGTGTAAAGACGGTATTTGCCCTGTACCCTGGGCAAAAGCTGTTGACCTGTTGGAGAATTCAGAATTCCCTAAAGGTTTTGGAGAAAGCACTATTGAGTCTACGCTTCAGGGGCCTCCCGTGATTCAGGAAGATCCTGTAAACCATCCCTCTCATTACACTGATGGGGGCATTGAATGCATCGAAGCCATTGAGGCGGCTTTAACCATCGAAGAATTTCGTGGTTACTGCAAGGGAAATTGCATGAAGTATATTTGGCGTGAGCGCCATAAAGGCGGGACAGAATCACTGAAGAAGGCACAGTGGTATCTCAACCGGTTAATTGAATTAGGTGACGCTTAAAAAGGTTGTAGCTCATCTTCATCATCGTCGCCGTCTTCGTAAAACGCGCAGGCGGCGGCAAGTTCTTCCAGTTCGAGGTCGGTGGGTACGTCAAAATCCAGTTGGATATTTTCGTCCGCCAGAATTTCTTTAACTGCTTGCCATTCCATTAAACGTTGATGATAAAGATTCAATAGGGCTGAGTAAAGTTCATCCCATGTCATCTCCATGGCAACGATCTCAGCCTTACGCATTGAAAATTGGAGTTCCAGGGGCAGCTCAAACTCCCGTGGCTCTACTGATTTCTCCATTGCGTTTTTCATGGCTTTGATGAAACTATTTTAAGGCTAACCGGCAAATAACGATTCAATGGCATCTGTTTCTGAAAATACCCAGGGATCTTCATCGATTGCGAAGGAGTTGGCAAACTCCGCCAAAACGTATGGATTGATGTTCTCTTCCAACTGTCGTATGGCACGTACTTGGTTGGGAGCAGCGGTGTAATTACGAAAAGCTCTCATTAAAACTTCAGTTGAAAGCCAGGGGTTTTCGTTGATCTCGTGCAGAAAAAGTTCAACTTCCTCGCGACGCCTATCAATAAGGCCACCAATGACCCTATGGCTTTCATCAAAGATCCAATGCGTCATTTCTTCTGCTACAGCAGCCCAGTCTTCCTGTTGGATGCAATCAACAATGGGGCTGTAAAGAAACGGTTTCCAGCCTACCGAGTGAACAAAAGAAATCAAGCCCTGTTCCGTTAATCCATGCAGATGAATATCCAGATCTGCTAGAAGACCACGGATAGCTTTGACTTCACAGAACAGGTATTCCAGTGCTTTTTCCTTGGTGCACCATTGCCCTTTCTTAACGGGAGAACCGTCCGGATAATATTGGGTACCATACCCAATCGCGTAAGTACCCGCCTCATCTGCAGAAAACGCCTTCTCATTGAATCCTTCGTATTTACGAATTAAAGCAACAGCTTCTCGCAGATCAGACATGGGAGTACAACAAGTACTCCCATATTACACATATAAAAATACAGTTGTTATCGACCTTGGCCACGCATTTTTTTACGGCCATGGCTAGGCAAGCTATTTTGCCCTTGTCCTTGACGCGTTTTCTTAGGCTTGGACTCAAGTTTGACGCTTGTTACTGCTTTGGGTTTAGCCATGACGGGATTGAATTGGCGTTACCACTTTACCTCATCTACCATTTCACGCGGTGACTCCAGTACCTAGCAGACATGATTCCTGGATTTGAATCCTGGGCATTATGCCTTGCGTAATATGACTTTTTCCTGGCTTTATCTTTTTCTGTGGTTGGGTTCTTACCCGCACCTTCTACACCTTGCTGACCAAAACGGATAATCTTTTCCTCACCGCCTTTACATGCTTTTACTACATGCGATTTAGTTGCATGGCCAGGGGTACGACGTGGTTTGTTGCACGCCATTTTGTCTTTAGCAATCTTGGCTGCTGTTGCAGCTTTTTTTCTTTTATCTGACATTAGAGGCCCTTAAACATCGAAGCGAATTCACCGAGAAATGCTTGGCCAGTAGCGGAGTTAGGCGCTTCTTCCTCGTCATCATCTTTACCAATTCTAAAATAGTTTGTATAAAAATCTTTTGCTGTTTCTTTAGAAGTTTTTTCATCAACTTTTTTTTCCTCTTCCGGAAAGAAACCTTCAATCGTTCCAAGGGAGGCAAATGGATCTGATAGATCTAAACCATAAGTTTTCAACGCCTCATTTTTACCTGATTTAGTAAGCAATACCTGCTCGTTTCGATCTAGGTCAGGGAACATGTTGGTATAAAATTCATCCTCTGTTCCTTGGTATCCGGATTTTTGAAAAATAGAATATAACTCTGTTGTTGGTTTTGCTAAGTCATCTTTGTAATCTTCTGGACGATCAATGTACGTTACGCCAAGAATTTCTTGAGTTGGTTTTTCACGTTTTTCATTTAAGTACTTAAGCTGTTCTCTAATATCTTGAGCAGAACCGCTGCGTAAAGTTTCGATAATAAACTGTTTAACGTCATCAAGAGTACCGTCAACCTCAGAGATACCGTAACGATCTAGTACTTCTTTCCATGCTTCGGGTGTTTTTTCAGGATCCAAACCCTGAAGTATCTCATCAGCAAATTCTTCTGGTGTAATAAATCGACCAAAAACGGTATCTAATTTGAAAGCTTCTTCTTTCATGACCGGAACAACGGTCTCATAAAGATAGTTTTTAATTTTACTAGCATTTGTAATGTCATCAGCTGCATCGTATCCTTGACCTTGTCCTTTAACTTCAAAGTGCATACGTGCAAATGCTGCTTTGTTGTTAACGTCAATGCCAAAACGATAAATCTGGGAATTCCAATAAGGATCACCTGCTTTTGCTTTGGCCCAATCTTCTTCTACAGTTTGTTTTTGTTTGGCGTAATCCGTGGTGCGTGATTCGTCACCTGTTGGATTAAAGTAGAAATTTGGATCAAAAGAGCGAGACTCTTGTTGTTTGATTTCGTCAAGATATTTTTTACTATACAAGTTACCTAACGTTTTGACAGCGTCATAAGTATCTTGTGTTTGGAATGGGTTTTTTTCTTCCTGACGAACATCGAGATACTCAACAAATTCATCCATTGAACGTGCTGTATTAAATCGTGGCATTAAGTATTCATCAATATAGTTTCTGGCAAATTGTGCTTCAATATTCATCATTTCAGTTTTATCGCCAACTTGATAAGAAGTTGCAATGCCACGCTCTTTGGCGTCATCTAGGGTTCTGATGTCAGCTTCTAGGCGTGATTGAATTGGAACCAGTATGGATTTTGCGTCTTCACCTGGGTCGCCTTTGATTGCGTCAAGTATTGTTTTCCCTTCTTCTCCCTGTGCTTCTAAAAAAGTAACAAGCTTTTCAGTGGTATCAAATCCAGCTGATTTTAAAAACCCATCGTTAAATTTCCCTGTTGTTGCATCAAAAGGCTTTTTATCAGTAGAAGTAAAAGCGGAAATAATATCTTTTTTTTCTTCCAGGGGTTCAAATATTGAATAATCAATGCTGTATTTTTCTTTAATTGCTTTGTCAAACCACTGTTGCCAGTTGTAACCAACATTACTGCGCATACCAGTGACATTCTGAAGGGCGCCCAAAAGATCTTCTTCTGCTTTATCAGCAGACGTATAGGAAAGGATGCCACCAACACCAGTGTCTCCCAGAAGGCTGTTGGCAAGTTGTTTATTAATATCCAGAACTTCTGAAAAACCTGAGAAGCCACGGTAAAAACTCATTACCTCTTGCTCAGCTCGAACCTTTTTCATCTGTTGAATTGTATCTTTAAGTATGGTTTGATTAAGAGCTGCAAACTTTTTCGTATCAACCTGCGCTTTGGCGCCAATTAATTCATTAATGGCTTCCTCAAGTTGAGTGATGCCAGTGCCAGTATTAACGTTGTATGTCAGTGATATTTGTTTATCTTCAGGACGCTCTGACAGACGAAAAAGAGCTGCAAATTCATCTGCTTTTGTTGGGTCTAAATATTTTTCTTTTGCAAGTTGAGTCCAATAAGAATCGCCCTGGCGGGCTTTAGTCCATTCATTGGAAACTTCTGGGATATTTAATAAACGCTCAGTAATTGTGTCGGAATCAATCCCGAGTTGAAGATCTCGAATGTCTTGAATTTCTTTATCAGTTAAAACATTTTCTGTATATATGTTTGCCGCAATGATATCTTCTTCCTTGTTACCGCGCAGATTTTGCGCTTTGCCTGTGGTTGTATAGTGCTGCCAATAGTAATTATTTTCACCATAACGTTCAGTAATATCGATATCATCAGCAGCAACAGCTTTATTCCAGGCTGCGTTGACCGTTGGGTTTTGATTTTTGTAATAAGCGGGATCAAACGTACCGTGAGGAGGTGTCGCTCCAAGAGAGCTGTCCCATGGAATGAGTTTTTCTGTTTGATAAAAAAGTTTATAGTTATCTTTTGCATTGTCAATTACGGTTTGTGCATCTTTTGCACTCAAACCCGCCTTTATTAAATCTCCCGTAAAAAGTTGATCCCTATTGCTGACATAATCCCCGCCTTTGGTGGTAGAAGCAAGAGAAACGGTTTTGGAATAAACGTTATTTATTGCAGTATTTTGAGTGTTCTGCTTTAAATTATCAGCATTTAACTTAATATTGTTTGCGTTTAATTTTCTAGCTTCTTCGTTTAAGCGGTAATTTTCTTCATTTAATGCTTTATTCGCTGTGTTTGTAGTAGTATTTTGTGCGTTTAATGCTGTATTTGTTTGTCGTGTTTTTTCTATTTCTATATTTTTTTCTGCGTTATCTAAATTCTTTTGATAGTTAGTTTCGTTTAACTCTCTGTTTATTTTATTTGTCTTAGTGTTATTTTTATTCGTATCTTCATTGATATCATTTTGAATTTGTATTCTATCCCAAGCAATTTTATCAGTTGTATAAGTCCCGCCCGGCTGTCCAAAAACTCCAGTCGGATAGTCTGCAGGGTTTGGTGCAGGAGTATTGTCTATTGGGTAGTCTGTACGCAGTATGGGATAATCAATTTTGTAATTAGTAAATAAAAGATTGGGGACAGGATAATTTGTTTTTAAATTTGTAGGATGTTTTGTAAACCTGGAAGTGTCGTTATCAGTTTTAAAAGTTGTTGGGTAATCTGCTTTTTCATTAGTAACAACCCATGAACGTTGTGCCGCATCGTAACGAATGGCCATTATTACAAACCTTTTTTAATATCTTACCAACAATTAAACCGCAATATTTGGCTGCAAATTAAAATAACTTTCTTGAAAAAGGTCAACCAACTCTTGGGAAGTCCAGGCTTTAATCCTATCCAGTTGGATTTGTTCAAAAAATTCTTGTTGTAGATACCACTCTTCCATCTTTGTACTTGCTTTATTTGTGTTACACCTTCTGCACGCAGGGACCAGATTATTTCTGTTGTTAGATCCAGACTTAAACCTTGGAATTACGTGATCCAAACTTGTTGCTTCTGCCTTGCAATAAGCGCATTGGTTATCCCAAGCTTCGTAAATGGATTGTCGATAGCGTCTCTTGGCTAGTTTGGGAGTTAATTCAATGAGCAGGGCGAGGGGTTCCTGTTCACTATTGAACATGCTCTTTAGTAGCTGTTAAACCATTTTAATTTCCCCTTACATGTATCAACACGTAACAAAAATCTAAAACAAAGCTTAAGGAGCTTGTGGGTTGTGGCTGGAGCGTTATCCTATCAGTGTACACGTTTTTGTGCGTCATGATCAAAGCAAATGGGTGGGTCACCATCCAAAAGGCCGAAGAGCTTCTTGGGCTTGATCGAAAGACACTTTTCAAATACCGCGACAACGGTACGTTAAAACTAGGGCCGCATTACGCCGCTTTCCCTGAAACACGCTCTCGCGATACCTATCGTTGGAATGTTTCAGCTGTCAGGCAACAGCTGAAAAAACACGAGAAAGCTGCTTCTCTGGTTTGAAGGGACGAGTATGATCTTTACGGATGCGATGCGCGAGCAAAAGATCAGTTATGTTTAACTGAGTTTCTTGATAAGCCATGGCTCTGTATAAGGAAAAAGACAGGAAATCCCAACGGCTCTGTAGTTTGCAGGGCTGTTTTTTTTTGAGTTCAAAAAGTAAAACCCACTGTGGATGCAGTGGGTGGATCATACGTTTTTTACCGGGAACACAAATAGAATCGTCATCACTCCAATGGAAATCAATTAACTGATCTGGTTTGATTCCAAAGGTGGCAACCATGGCATAGAGCCACGCTACATCTTTTGTTTTTTTATGAGAAGCCAGCTGAAAGTACTCATCTACAATCCGCTGATCAACAGGCGGTGCTTGAGACATGGCTGAGATGAGTTGGATGACCAAATCCTAAGAAGGCGTGGTTTCCACTCGCAAGTAATAAAAAATTTCTTAATCAGTCCTGCTGGACTAATACAAGTTTACATTATATTACTCTGGTCCAACACCACTTGAGAAGGCTCCCCAGGCCAACCCAACTGCTTCCATGGTAGATAGCTCGCCTGATGTATAGGGAAGGTGTACAACATCTCCTGGGGTGTACACAATGGGGCTCCCGCTAAAGAATACGGGACTAAAACCAAACTGGCTACGGCTTAACTGTTCTTCTGATGTTACGTACCGTGTCTCAACCACGTCACCAAATTCAACGCTCATGTGAAAGAACCATCCTTATTTTGAAGGGAAAAGTTTTCCAACCTAATAAAGCTAGTTGGAATGTTTAAAAGTTTTTGAAGCATTGGCAACATTTGTGGCGATTGTAGATTCTTGGGTGGCATATCCATGTACGACAAGCCTTTAATAGAATTCATGTAGTTGATATTGTTTTTTACATTTGCCAGCTCCCTTGTTAAACGTTGTTCCCAGGCCACGATTCCCTCGTCCATTTCTACAGGTAAGTCAGATGGTTCAGGTAAAAGAATCCCTTCCTGGAAACGGAGGGCGTAAATGTGTTTGCAGTAACGCATCTCTTCTAACAATGGACTCCAGTAGTCACTAAAGGAGATGATCTGATTGTCCTTAGCTTTGTAGTCGACAAACGTGGAGGGGCCTTCTGATGCGCCAGGAGAACTTGTGTTCCTCAAGTAGCGGCCACCAAACTCGCGGAATAAACCTGGGTTATCTATAGACTCAAAGGTTAGCTCAAGATTTCTATTGTTAGTAAGCTCTGTGTCAACGTTGTTGTTTACGTTGCCAAAAGAGTCGGTTAAGATTTCATGCCGACCAAATTTCAAACCCGCAGGCCTGGTATATGGGAATCTTTTTGTTGTTTGATTTTCATTGCGTTTACTAAAATCAGCGTAACTACGACGACTAAAATCTTGGCAAGTGCAGGAGTATCTACTGCCAAGAATCAAGAAACGATTAAAAGCAGGCGGCCTAGTAGCAGGGGTAACAAAAACTCCATCAATGGTTGCCTCAAAGGATCCATTTTTCTGTAGCTTCAGGATTCCATTGTCCTGATCGATGTCTATCAAAAGGGACTGCACGTACCCATATTTGGTATCAGTAGCAGGATTGAGTGATGCCGCAGTAATAGGAATACCTTCTGCTGTTAAAACGCGATCTTCCACAACCTCGCCAATAAGAGGTTTAAGGTTGGGACCACCACCAACCCCTGGTATATATAAAGGAGGGGGAAGTGGGTTGGCCGAAGACCAACTCCCCGCAAGTTTTACATACCAGTAGTCGGCGTCTTCTGTATAAGAGTCGACGCTGGCCCTTGTTCCCGTGCTATCAAATACATTATCAAAACGAAGAAGAGCACTTACACGGCACCCTGTCCAATGAATGCCAAATTCACGGTTTGATGTAGGGAATCCTTGTAGAACACCAATAATTACTGGGTCATTACCAGGGGGCAACGAAGTTCCTGCTGGTACAGGTAGTGTGTAACGAAAAGGAAAGTTATATGATTTTTGAATACCTACTGCGACAGCAATCTCATAACCACGTCTCCATCGTGCCCAGGCAGACTCGCGGTCCATGGCAACGATAGAATTTGGTACCGAACTCCTGGAGAATTCAGTGGTAATTGGTTTTATGGCACCCAGCTTGTAATCTGTGCGGTTGTTAAAGGTACCAAATTGACCTCCAACTTTCTGCGCCATTTTTAATAGAAACCGCCTTGTGCGTAAACGTGTGCGCCTGGGGTATAACCAGAAACGTTGGGACCGTCCGCAAATACACCAACATAAATACGGTCGCCACGCTCTAAGTAAATACCACGGTTACGAAGAGGCACACCGTTAGCCAGATCAGTAGTATTACCTGCGGCCACAGTTGGAGCAGTTAGTTGTGGCATTACATCTGAACAATCAACACGTTGAGTGTTGGCTGGCACTTGTTTAGCGAATAAAAGTCTGTAATCTCCAGACGCAGGGATGGGGGTTGTGGTACCACGGGTGTGATAGAACACGAAAGTAACTTCTGGCTGATTGCCATAGCTGACACCGTTGTAGTTAAAACCGCTTGAAGTGCCACCTGAATATACCAAGTTAGTATTAATTCCTGTCAGGGTAGTTGCACCGGTATATGTGTAATAACCAAAACCACTGGCAGAAGGATTGGCGAGAACACCGGTTTGAGATACAAATACTATTTGACCACTGGTCAAAGAAATCACAGTGCCAGAAGTGCCGCTTGAGACGACGTAATCAGCATCACGATAATAATCGTTGCGGACAATACTGATCGAATCAATCACGCCACCATTATTATTATCTTCCTCCAGGGGCGCATCCATGTCCACCAAGATGGAAGGGGCCTGACCACCCTGCACAAAAATTGTATTGCCGGCCTGATTACCCACGGTTTGAGTTGTGACACGCACAGAATCAAACAGTGGGCGGTCAATCAGGAGGGGCTGCTTATTCGTAGAAGTGCTGGCCACGTCTTTGCTTTACTTTTTTCTCATTATAAAGGACTGTTATGCCCTTGGTGTTAAACCAAACTCAGTCATGAAAGACATGTAGTCAGTAAACCCTTTTGGATATTTGACAGCTTCATTGAATAAACTTTCAGGATTCCTCTGAAGATTGAGGAATCGCTGAAAGGATTCACTGTCCATCGTTGTTTCAGTATTAGGAGCAAACCGAAAACGATTAGATCCATACACTGAACGATAGTATTCGCCAGGGCTGTACTTATCCGCATAATCAGCGTATGACATCAGTAAAGGCCTCCAAGTGGACCTAAGCCCATCGTGCCGAACACATCTGGGACACTAGGGAATGCCCGTTGCATCAAGCCTTCCATCAGACCCGCCTTAACCGTATCCAACAGTGAGGTTGCCTTCCGCTTCCGAAGAGCGGTTGTCAACGCCTCTGTTGAAATTTGCGGTTCGATTGCAGGTGCAGGTGCAGGCCTAGATACCGGAGCAGCCGCAACCGGCGTTCCAACAGGAGGTATATCCCCAAGCACACGACGTGCGTTGTTATAAAGATCACCTCCTTTGCGGAAACGTGGCAAAGCACCCGAAACAGAAGTTCCAAAAGAATCCTTTTGATTTAAAGAAACATTTGGATTTCCACCAAGGACAGTGGCATAAGCACGACCAATACCCATGCCAGGCCGGTAGCCACGGTCTTCAAAATAACGGAGAACAGCAGGCATCTGACCAGCTCTGGTCTGTGGACCTGAGATGCCATACATCTGTTGCTCATTCTGTCCAAATTGAATTAGGCCTTTGTGGCGTCCACCAGCACCCCCAACAATATTGGGGTCCATATTGGCGCCAGACTCCAAAGATAGGAAGGCACCAAACTCATAGGGGTCCAGGCCAAGTTTCCTAGCGCCTTGGATAATTGCCATGCGTTCTTCTTGTGGAAGAATACCAACGCGTGCGGGAGCCATCTTTACCGGTTCCTCCCTTTCAGGCGTTGTAGTTCGCGGTAAGCAAGACCGGGATTCGCTTGAGCCCATTGCATCAGGGCTTCTGGTTGCATCCCCATAGCACCACCAAGATCCTTCAGCTGGCGCTGTAGCTCTCCAGTCTGTTCCATACTCCTACCCAGTTGCTGCTGGCCCGCATAGAAGGAAGGAAGGGAGACACCTGCAGGAGCAGCGTACTGCTGAGCAGCATTAAGTACTTCTTGAGAGAGTTGGCGTTGTTGGACATTTTGACGTTGTGCGGGAACACCGGCCCCAGTAGACATGCCAGCCCCGCCATAGGTAGGGCCACCTGCAAATGATCCACCAATGGGAACATCTGAGGCAATGGGTGTCTGTTGTCCGGCTTGTGCTCCAGAACTACTTACACCCGGAGGTGGCGGCAGAGGAGGAGCAGGAGGCGGTGGAGAACCACCACCGCCAAAAGATTGGCTTGCAGGAATAAATATATTATCAGGAGGATTTAACGCTCTGCCTGTTTTGTAATCATAAGTAATCCCATTAACTGTATAGTTTTGACCAATATCTCTTAGAGCATTGGATTGACGAATAAGCTCAGATTCATCTTTTGGTCCTGCCGGGGTTGCACCAAATATAGTTGTGACGCCAAGTTTAGGAATTACTCCGCCGGGTGTATAAGCAAAAAGCTCGGCATTGCCTCTATTAACATCATTTTCAGGAAAGAAAGCAGAAATTGCACCGCCCGCAAGATATGCTCCTGCATTAAGAGGGTTTAAAGGATTAAAAAGCTTACCTGTTTTTCCCAATAAAGTTGTGGGTGTTCTGGTTGCTAATGGGTTCAAAGCCGTAGGGCCAATCCCTTGAAGATTCCTCATCAGGCTGCCCACCTGACCAAAGTTGATCCCACCACCACCGGCTAAAGTACGCGCAGCCTTCTCAGATGTTCCACCAAATTGCTTTAGGAACTCACGACGCAAAGCGGGATCTCTAGCAAACTGACCACCCGTTTGAATTGCGGTTTGCAGAGGGCTAGTAACTACAGCTTGTCCAGTGCGAATAACATCTCCGATAACAGGAGCTTTTAATGCACCGGTTGCGTACTGTTGCGCACCACGCGCCAGCTGTGGGACAGCACCTGCAGCTTCTTGGATAGCACGGTTAACCATCCCTGCCTGAGCAGAACGCTGAATACCGGCTGGCATACCAGCCACGTCGCTAATTAACCCTGTAAAACGTGCGGGAATATTACCAAAGTTGGGGCCGGCAAACTGACCGGGTAGTCCACGCTGGAGCACATTTTCAGCTTTGGATGCCAGTGCGCGATACGTTTGCGGATTGGTGACAGTATCAGCAACCTGTCTAACAGCTTGAGGTGCTGCTTTGGCACCAAAACCTTTTACTGCGCGAAGAGCGGCTGGAGCGCTTCGCATGAACATCTGCAGGAATGTATTACCCATTAGCGCCAAACCTCATGAAGATAAATACGAGAACCCACTGCAGTATCAGCTGGCCCAGGTAAAGCCTGAATAAACTCTGCACCTGATCGTTCATAACGATATCGTGCCTGAAAAGGATCCTTGTAGTTTGGAACGTACAAGATATTTGCTAAACGATTAGTTTCGTAGAGATAAATTTCATCCCAAACTTTAAGAGCTTCTTTGGCGTTGCTAGAACGAATTGTACGATCAACGTCGCCAATGATGCTTTCTAACCGAGTAGAAGGAGAAGTTGCGACTTCTGTTTTCTTTTCAGCCGTATCACAACGGCCGATTTGAATAACAATTTTGTCATAGAAATATGAATCTGGTACGGTATTCATGGCTTCTTCCAAACGGGCGTAGTCCCCCGCTGGCACGGAAACCGTGAAATAGCCCAGGTGATACCTGACCCTACTTTTGTCAAAGTCAGATAACTGCACTTCTAACTTCCAGTATCAATTAATTATAGTTCTAGAAAATCAATCATAATCCAAAAAATTGACTTGTCGCATACTGTTGACCCTGAAGGTAAGGGTCGGAACCCGTGAACTGAGAAAGAAAGTTTCTAGGTGTTAATGCTTGCTGAAGTGCACCACCAATCAATCCTTCCTTCAGCTGCTCCATCAGGGGCTTAGGTTTTTCTTTTTCGCCAATCACATTGATGAGTGCATCAATCAGTTTGCCTTGTTGCGTTTGGTTTTCAATTTGATTCTGGACATACGCTTGAGCCCAGACCTCTGGCGTAACGTCAGTTGTGGTTCCTGTTGCGCTTGTAGCGGCCTCGTTGCGCCGTGTAGTAGCCGCCTGGGGCAACTCACTTAAATGGAACGTTTGTAGCTCGTAGGGGCCAGTACGTAATGCAGATACATTACCTGCAGTGCCTTGGCCTGAATGTGTTGAAACAGATCCCTGACCAAGAAAGCGAAGTGCAGTTCCTTCCGGAAAGCCGTAATCTTCACCTTTATGATCTGTAGAAGCGCCAGGAGAAGGAGCAGTCCTTAATCCCATGGGACTGGTGATTGTTGCAGCTGGATTTAAACGGAACCCCTGGGACTCAGGGCTATAAAGTTGCTGCCAGTTCTCTTGGTTAGGTAAACGAAACTGAAGAAACTGTCCAATATCTTTACGAGCTTTAGAAAGAGGAAAACGTTTCCCATCCTTCATGACTTCCCAATGAGCATGAGGGCCAGTGGACGTACCTCCAGTGGCACCAACTTTGCCCAAGAATAACGCTGGCCCTGCCATCTCTTTTTCTTTTTATTTTAAAACTAAAAAACCCCCCAGTTTCCCAGGGGGTAGAAATTGTGCGTTAGAAAAAGTTACACACGAATTAAATTAGCTGCCAGGACGGCATCCCAGTCAACACGTTTGATCTGCCTGAGCTGCTCTAAGTTGTTGAACCTTTCACCCGATAAGGACATTTGAAGGTCTTTAATTTCTCGGGCAGTTTTAAGACCAATGCCTTTAATGTGATCAGCGATCATTTGGGCAGTGGCACCGTTAATGTTCAACCGTGTTTCCGGAGGAAAAGAACGGGGTTCTTCCTGTGCAGCCTTGTCTTTAACTTGAAGAGTTTTAACCTTTTTTGTTGCCTCTTCATCGGGCATCAGTTCGGTTTTGTAAGCGGTGTAAAGGAGACCGTCTTGGTCTTCAACCATGAACCAATCACCGTTGTCCCATTCACTTACAACCTTTACTCGTGCACCTGTTTTTTTATGCTGATACAGCATTGCGGCAACGGTAGACATAGGACCAGAGCATTTCTGGTCCTAGTTTAACTCAATCAGCTGACAGTGCGGCCAAGTAAATAGCCGTCAATATCCTCGTAACCAGGAGCTTCATCCGGTTGGATGTAGCAGACTTCCACAACCAGGTAACCGACACGGCCTGCGACAGAATCGGCATCTGAAATGTAGATGCCACCCGAAGTACTGGTGTCATTAGCAGCACCCTTAGCAAACACCTTCAGGGTGGTGCCAGTGGTAGCGGCGTAGTTAAGAGTACCGCCAGACACGCCAGCGGCGCCAGTAGCAGTAAGGAAGGGGTTGGTGCCATATGCAGCACTGCCACCAGCGAAATAAATCTTGGTAGCGGCGTCACCGGACACAGTAGAAGTCAGGTTGGCCTGAATGGGGCCTTCACCCACGCCAGAAGCAGCAGTAGGACCGCTGGAATCGCGACCAAAGGAGATCACGTTACCGGTAGCGGCGAACACACCAGAAGCAACACGGCCATCGCCCCAGCCAGAAGCCACTGAGATCGCGGCGCGATACACATAGGCGGGCAGGGTTGTGGTGCCAGAGATCACCATTCCGGTGATGTCGGGGCGCGTGTCGTCCTGGCGATAAGGTGAAGGAACGATTACGTTTCCGGTTGCCAGAGGAGAACCAGAAGTTTGGGTAACCGCGACATAACCGCGTTGTTGGAAGTAACGGTAACCAGGAACAGCCAACACAGAGGTGGGGCCGCCTTTCGAAGCGTTATTAACGCCGTCGTCGTTGGTATCAATATTCTTGTACCAACCGTTCAGGGGCTCTGCCCAGTTACCTGGGTAGATTTTCTTAGCGGACAAATAGGTCATTTATTTTTTCCTATGTTTGTATGTAATTTAATTATCAAACAGTGCCGTCGTCTTGAACGAAGCTGTAGGCGGTGGTCACGAAGTCCTTGTTCAGGATTTCGAAGCCAGCGTACAGTTGCCAGATCAAGATGATGAAGCGGCTGAAGTCGTCGTTGTTGTTGATCAACACCTGAGCATTCGGGCCACCGATACCAACACCCACAGACTGAGGACCAAAGAAGAAACCTTGGGCAACTTCCTTGGCGCTGTAGCTAGAGCCAGCGTCGAAAGAAGCCTGGATATTCTTAATCGGGAAGTTGGTTGACTCGAAGAACTTCACGCCTTCAAACTGGACGCCAGTAGGCATCACGGGCTCACCAGCCAGGAAGTAGCCCTGACCAGCTTGGGGACCCATGTAGAAGCTGGCGTTGTTAGGCATCATGGGGTTACCCATGTACATGCCTTGGCCAGGGTTGCCGGCGTAACGAGCGATCTCGCGGAAGTCGGGGTCACGACGCAGGTGCATCATGAAAGTAGGATCGCAAATGCAGCGATACAGACCATCAGAGAAGGTCGGCACGTTGCGCTTACGCAGATCCTTCACCACGTTCAGCAGGTCAGTACGCACCGAGAACTGCTGGAGGTCAGCGGTGTACTCAGTGCTGCTGTAGGTGATTTGACCAGAAGCATTCTTGGTCTTGCTACCAGGGAAGAAGTAACCACCCTGAGTAGTAGATGCAGCACCGTTAGCTTCAGCTTTGGAGAGTTCGTCAATGAACACGCGGTCGCGCCAACGACGATAGTCATCGAGCAGCGTCAGGCTACCGATGGACTGGTGGAACATGTTAAGGTTCCCGGTGTCCAGCAGCAGACGCTGAGCAGTGATCAGAGTCTCGCGAGCAATCTTGAAGGTGCTGGGCTGGGTCGGATCACCCGGGTCTGCAGGGCCAGTGTATTCCTTAAGCACCACCAGGACTTTCTCCTTGGTGATGTTACGGCTGTTAGCAGTACCAATAGTCTGGTCGGACACGCGCTCACGGCTGTCCTTGGTACCAGGGGTACCCCAGAACTTATAGCGGTCTAACTGAACGGTTTGACCAGGCTGACGAGTGAAGTCATGAACGACCACAGGCTCGACTGCCATTTCTGCAATGTAGGCAGGATGGGGACGGTAAAGTTCCGCACCCAAGATTTTTGGAAAATCGTTATCAATGAACACTTTTTGTTATCCTCCAGAGTCTCAGGAAGGTAGGTTATCGGGTGAAAGATTTAGACATTTATATGTCTTATCTAACACAAATTTTAGCAGTCGGTAATTTATTCAATTACCGACAAACTATCACTCCATTACGAATAATTTATTCGCAACAACTTGGGGCTGAGCGTGATTCAGAACACGCCAGGCATTCTGGGGATCACGAGCCAGGGTTTCGTTAAAATCTCCCCAGAAATTACCGGGTTGCTGAGGAGCAGCAGCAGCCGGAGGAGCGGGCATGAAACCCAGTTCAGGTTGTTGAATCTGCTGGGTGGGATAACCAGGGGTTTCCAATTGGGCCTCGCTTTCGTACACAGGATAAGGACCTTCCGGACCAAAGAACTTCAGCGTGTAATCGCTGAGCACGTCAGGGTTGGTCAGAATTTCGTTATAAGCGAGGTTCTCTTGGTGCTCGTTTACAGAAAATTCAGCGTAACCCTTGACCGCCTCACTTGCGCGGTTTCCCCATGCGACGGCGCTGTCCAGCATTGTTTCCAGCTGGAGTGCGTAGTTGTTCAGGATTGACGGGGCCTCGATCCCGAACGCGTCCATCACCTGGCGGGACTCCTGGCTCATTCCCACCAGGTCCGCGATTGCCTCCAATGATGGAGTCGAGGAGGTTTGGGAAGAGCTGGGCGAGTATGCCTGGCTGGGATATGAGGTCGGCGGAGCCGATTGTGGCGTAGCTTGGGGGCTGGTCAACCCGTAGTTTGCCGGGGTATAGGTCGTCGGTGCCGACTGTTGACCCTGGAACGGGGATTGAACTGGTGCGCTCAGAAGGTTCACCACCTTGTTGAACGCCGATTCCCACGGACTCGAGATTGATTCCGCCGTCTGGACCGAGGGGGATTGGGGGGCGTACTGAGACGGCGCGAATTGGTAATTGGGGCTCGCCTGGGGCACTGCTTGGGGGTAACTGGTACCCACCTGATAAGCCACTGGAGCCGCCTGCACCTGAGGTGCTGCCACCACGTAGCTGCTTGGAGCTACCGCTACGGGCGACGGTTGGCTCGTCTGTGGGATCGATTGGACGGTAGCGTCCTGCATAACTCATCTCCTTTTGTAGAGCTTCTAAAGTTCGATACAGATATGGAGTTAAATCCAATCTTGGATCCGCAGCCATCGGAAGATCCGGTGATTGCGGGTGGGGGGTCTGCATCATTCCTCCCACTAAGCGAGCAAACTGAGAGTATGCACTCTGTAGTTCGTTCACCATCCTGAACGGGAACCCAGATAACATCTCGGCCCGTTCCTCATCCGTTTTAGACGGAAAGAGGTACTTCAGTGCTTCAATGCTATCAACACCTAATTCTTGTAGATTTCGAACAACAATGGAGTTGTTCAAAATATCTTGTGTTGAATCCTCGTAAACAGGACCCATCCATCTCCAAAGAATCGTTACGTCCCCATCTGGAATCAAACCAGTAACACCAGGTGGGATCTGTTGGGTTTGAACAGAAGCAAGCATTAACTGCTTGATTTGTTCATTAAAGCCGTCAAGTGCGGCTTCGTACAAATCCAATTCATCTTGGCTTGCTCCTTCTGCTGGATCAATTGGTTTTTCAATGCCAGCGGCAGCGGCCAATGTTTCTCGGAACATGCGTTCCTCTTGAAAAATAATTAATTCCAGGCATCGACTGATGCCGTGGGTATAAATAGAATTTGCTTTTTTCTTAGATGTTGCTGCAACTCGCCCAAACAAAGATTTGTATTCAGTAGCAGTGACGCCAGCAGAAATAGATAGCTCATCTACGCCACCAAGAGCGGTACGAATTTCTTCTCTGTATTGACGGGCAAAAGCATTTTGATCACCCGTAATAGCATCAGGGACAATATAACCAACACGGTCGTTTGGTTCCAGGTTTGCAATTACGCGTGGCACACGAATCTGACCGTCAACACCCCGAGTAATTGGATCTTGTTTAAACGTAGAACGACTATAAGAACTTAAGCTGCCAAAACCAGAGTTCGCGGCAATTGACGGACGTTGTACCGCACCATCAGTACCCGACTCCATTAGGTCCGTCTTAGGACGAGACGACAGAAGAGTAGGGTTACCAAAGAAAGTAACGTTCTTCCGCATGGTGCGAACCAAGTCATCGTGCGTCACGATATGGTTGGCAACTGCATCAAACTCGCCATAGCCTTCCATGGCAAATCCCTTCGGGTTGTTGAAGATCTCAACGCAAGGGATAAAACCTAAGGAGTTTTTAAAAGTTTTGGTTTTTCCAGGATTAGCAAAAGAAGGCATCTCGAAAGACATCTCTCCTTCCGAGTGCGTTTCTTCAATCTGTTTAGCTTTAATTGAAAGTTTGATATAACGTTTAGCGCCTTGATCTGCAGTCGTTGCACTGCCGGTTACGTTTGTGACATTGATATTATCACCAAAACCAAAACCACGACGCACCTTGTAGCTGTAGATGATGATCACTTCCTCCAGCTCACCATCTACGTTGTAGAAGCTGCGATATTCGTGCTCACGGAAATAATAAAGCCTGTAATTCTGTTTGGTTGGACGGATATAAAACAACCCTTTGCCGTCACATAAAAAGTAATCCCAAATGGAATCCAAACGGGTATCGAGCTGGTTGTATTTCAGTACGCGATCAATGAAATCTTTACGCTGATTACCAAAGTTATCTTGACCAGGAAAAAATTCAACACCCTGACGAATGCCAAACAATTTCATTTGCGCCAGGTGGGAGGCAACAACGCTCGTGTCAACAATAGCGTTACCATCTTTCTCGATATACGCGTTGACAATTTCTTGCAGTCTGGCGCTAGAGCTAGTTGCCATTCACTTGTTGCTCCGTTTCTTTTTTAATCTTAGCAGTTTTTTTATCTTCTTTTTTCTTCTGAAGCCAACGACCAAAAAAGGTTAACTCAGCCGGAGTGTATAGCTCCGGATGCTTAAGCGCTTGTTTGATCAGCTTCTTTGTTTTCACATTACGCCCCCAAAGTAGAGCCCTGCTTGGCCAAGTTGTGGCCCACGATAGAACTGTGAATTTGCCATACCTGCCATGTTGCCGATGGCATTAGGAAGATTACTGCTACCCATAGCCATTGGAAGGCCCAAGGGAGAAGTGCCTGGCATTGGTTGGGGGCCGGGGCGTCCGTACACATCTTCTACTGCCTCCTTGCTTTCACCAGGAAGAACAGGTTGACCCCCTGGCTTTTTGCCAGGAATTTGAAAAGCTGACCCAAAAGGATTGCCCGCCATCATGGGAAGACGCATAGCACCTTCGTTACCCAGGCCACCGCCGTAAAACCCACCTGGTTGAGTTGTATAAAACATTTACTTCCGTATCAATTTTTTTATTTTACTCGTCTTCTTCTACTTCATACAAAGATGGATCAGCAACTTTTGAGATGTGGATGCCATCACCTTGCATATCCCAGTTCACAATATCTCCTTCTTTCCAACCGAGTTCTTCCATTAACTCATCTGGGAAAGTGATAAATTGCTCACCGTTTTCGTCTTCTTCCACCTCAAGAATGTAGCTCATTTTGTCAAAAGCTTTTCCATTAGCTTATCAAGTTTGTTATTAATTTCGCGAAAATTATCATGCATTTCTTGAATTTCTCTTAAGAAGTCCACCTTTAAAACGTAGTCCAAAGGCATTCGATTGATTTGATCTTCCAAGATATCAATCCTCCGTTTCTGTGAATTTGTGTAATCAAAAGCTTGTTGAATATCTTTGTTTTGGCGAGCTAAAATTTTATTAGCAACCCAAGTCCCGCTGCTAACCGCAGAAACAACAGCAGTAAAAGCTAATGCCAAGTATTCAGGACCCACGGTTTAAACTTACTTTTCTTCTAATTCTAAATTTAAAAATCAAGATGGAGTTGCCCTTTCCTAGCTAAACCTGTTACTAACCATACCAACGCATCCACACAATCGTCATGGCTACTGACGCCGAAATTCGTGAGTTCCTCGAAGAGATTTGTGAAATTCCTGAAGCGGTTGAAGATGATTTTTCGATCTTCAAACATGCCAATGATCCCCCTAAACCGTGCCAACTTGTCCGCACGGAATCCTTTAACGGGATGCCAAATCAAATTGTAGAGACCTTCGTTATTCAAACAAACCCGTTTAAAGTCGGCTTCCAAAGATGCTTGGTACTGGACGGCTTCTGACCAAATATCACACGTAGAGTAAGTCGGGAAATAGTTATCGTTAGCATCTTTACCAATGATGGACCAGTCATTGAGTAACTCTTTCATGGCGTCTAGTTTTTCCAGATTACCCATGACCCGGATACGACGGTAATCAATGATATGAATACGATCTCCGATGCGACCGCCTAAAATCATTACCGTGTAATCGTTTTTTTCTTTTACGCCTGCAGATAAGTCAACACCAATTCCAAGTGTATCGAATTCAGTTGAGATCTCTGCTTTAACAATTAATTCTGGTGCCAGAGATAGTTCGTTCTGTCGAACGACTTGATTCATATATTGAAACGAAAAAGCGATTGGCGCTTGGCGTTTCTTTTCTTTTAAATAATCCAACGACCACATTTCTGGCCAGTAAGATTCCTCATCACCAGTAACCGGATCAGTTTGGATGGCAGAAAGAACAATCTGTGTCCAATTGTTTTGTTCATTAAATGTAGTGGAGTGAATATCATCATGCCTAAAGCGGGTGCCAAGGCATATAGCCCTGCCTCCTTCGAACATGGTAGGTGCGATCACCGCGTTCCAATTATCCTGCATCATTTTCCGGATGTCAGGGTTGGAGATATCCGCAGCTGATTTGATGGCGTCATCAATCATGACCAGATGCGAACGCTTAGAGGTCACCGAACCTTTTAGACCAGCAGCGCAGAGCGTGAATTGTTCATCACCGGTTACGTCAATACCAGCAAACTTATGGTCAATAGACCAATACTCATTACTGGTGACATTTTTTAGTAACCGAACAGTAGGGAAAATTTCTTGATATTTTTTGCTTTCAATAATCCGTTTAATTGTTGCGGACTTAGAACGTGCAATATCAACCGTATAGGAAAGATAAAGAATCTGTAGAGGAAGCTTGGCTTGTGCGTGAACACCAATCGCCCACGCAGTTAACAAACCAAGAACTGTACTTTTGGCTGAGCCCCGTGGAGCAAGTAGATCAACGTTGGGACCAGCAATTTTAATTAAACAGTTGCTGTCCTCCCCTGTAATGAAATGGCGGTGCCAATCCAAATGATGTTTAGCAGGTTTCTTTTTTTCATCCATGTACTCACAGAAGTAACTGAAATCTTCTCGAGCACGTTCAATTAAATCTAAATTTTTCTGTGGCTTAACGTTGTATTTTTGCGCAGCAGCTTTTGCATTACGCCTATACGCAAGATGAACGTAAGAGGGCACAGGATTAAATCGGAGTATTCCTAAATACTAACCGAAAGCTTTAATCATGAAAGGGATTTCACTAAACCCTTTACTTTGTCTTCTTGCGTTTCTGTTCTTGGTATTTACGAGCTTTATCTAACGCTGACCGACGTTTTTCTTTATCGGACATCTCAGAGCCGTCTTCGTTTTTGGCTTCTCGTTTCTTGAAGTGCTCAAGAAGTTCAGGAGGCATTTTATTTTTAGACATTATTTATCAACTCTACCGAAGACCACGGGCACGTTGTATGAGTTGCTGATACTCAGGGCTACCTGGTTCGGGCATACGAGTACTGCGACCAGGACCAAAAGCAATGCCAGAACGCAAACCTCGAGCCGGACCTTGACCAGTACCGCCAAAGGGCGCACCAAAAACTGTTGCACCACGTTCCACAGCGCCGCCTGGGGTTACTTCTGCAGTCTGACCTGTGCCGCTTTGCAGATCACGGAAAATCTCTTCTCTACGCCCGGTACGGTCCCGCTCACGAGTGATTTCACCACGGCGGAAAGATGATTCTTCCAGGCCGGGAGGAAGTGGTGTACTGCCACCGGGGGCTTCCCTTGGGAACATGGAAGCTTTACCTGTTTGACGCGAACGCATCTGCGCTTCGGCTGCACTATTAGCTAAACCTCGATTCTGTGTTGTAGCGCCCATAGCTATCGTTTTATTAAGTAATATTTTAGGCGAATTAGCCTTACTCTTCTAGTTGCATTCTAGCCCATACACTCATCGAAGCTTCTTGCAAAGGACCCTCAATAGGATCATCCTTGAAAATAAACATTAGTTCGCGAATTGCTCTATCAGCACCAGCCATTAATAATCCTTTACGATCTCTAGAGGCGGTGAACTGATCGATTTGTGCAATAGCACCACGTAGTTCCTTTTGCATGCTAGCAATACGTGCTACACCTGCATCACGCTTAACTACTTCTAGTTCAACAGCATCCCGTAATTTGTGAATGTCCTCTTGCATTTTTTCAATTTCATACAAGAGGGTTTTACGGTGATCTGCTTTTTTATAATTGTCGTTAATCCAAAGATCACACGCAACAATACTTCCCGTATACCCAAGGAAGCGGGCATACAGGAAGCACTCGATAATTGAATTGTTCTCTTTAACAAAAGAACAAAAAGATTCTTGAATAGAAGAATCAAGGTCGTCGACCCACTGGTCGAAAATTTTAATATCGATAAGCTCGTTGGGCCTGACCGTAGTCACGCTCTTCATCCTGTTGGCGGAATCGTTGTTGTTGCTCAGCAGAACCTCGTTGTTCTGCCGCGCCTTTACCGATGGTTTCTCGTTCTTGAGCACCTGATTCCTCCATTTTCTTCTTTGAGAACTCGTAAGCTACACCAGCTGCCTGGCGATATTTGTCGATATCAAACCAGTCATCTGTGCTGTAAGTATCGCTGATATCGCTAGAAGTTGTTGCAGCCATTCTAGTAACTCAAATTAGAAGTTGGTCGTCATATCAGAAATTACTCATCATGCCGGCCAGACCAGTGCTAAAGATGTCGCGACGGCCTTCAACGCTTTTTTGGCGCTGCTGACGTTGTTTAGAAGCTTCCAGCCTTTCGAGCAGTTGCTCAAACTTGCTGATATCAAAATAATCGTCGTTGGTGTTGCCAGCAACAGTCATGACAGTTCCATAACTAATTAACTAATTAATTATAATAGGTATTTTCTTAGAAACTAAAAGAACCAACCAAGCTCTTATAGATGTCGCCCTGTGCAGCAATTTTTTGCACTTCTTTGGCGCCTTCGTTCTTAAGCTTTTGGGTTTCCTTATCAATTTCACCTTGAAGGTTAGTTAACCCAGCACCATACAGGAACTGACGTGAGTCACGTACGTTCTGAAGTTGCTGTTCCACTTCTGCAGGAGTTCCTTCAAACTGATCCGCAAAATTTGGAAGAGTAACTTTTGTACGTGCTGCCAAATCCCCGCCATAAGTAGGCAACAAATTCTTATCAAATTTGAAATTGCGTTTACCAGTACCAACGCCTTCAGCGTCCTTAAGCTCGTCACCATACATGGTGTCATAGTAAGAGTCTAGATAGCTGCGATTAAATTTTTTCTGATACTCCTGACCTTTGTATAGGGATTCTTTAAGTTCATTAACCGTTTGGTAGTAACCCCCTTTAAATTTCTCCAAACCAGAAGCCATTTCTTCTTCACTGGCTTTACGACCTAAAACTTCTTCATATGCAGCACCCAATCCAGTTTCAAAACGTTTAGGTGCAATTTCTTCTGAGTACAGTTTGGCAAACTGATTAACATCACCTTCTTTACCAAACATGTCATATTTGGTTGTGTACTCACGCAAATAATCTTGAGCTTGACTAAAACCAATTAAACCACTACGTAACTGTCCTTCAAGTGAAGCCTTAAAGGGATTATATCCAGATTCTGCAGATGCTTTACGAGCAGCTTCTGCAGCTGCTGCAGTTTGCTCTTTGGCAGTAATTCGTTCTTCTTCTCTGGTTGCTTTACTTCGATAAAACAAACGGTCGGCTTCTGCATACTCAAGTCCTTGTTTTTGAAGACCATAAAGCTCGGCGTCGCGTTTTGTTTGATATGCTAATTGTTGTTCCGCCAGTGTTCTATTAAACGATGCAGCGTCTGTAGCGCGAGCGTCGGCTTTAAGATCTAAAGCATTACGACGTTCATCTGCAATTCTTTGTTGTTCAAGTTGAGTTTTATAAAATGTTGCTTGACGAGCAGCTTCTTCTCGTTCAAACTGAAGTTCTTGAGCCCGAGTTGCAGCTTGAATTTGGGCTACTTTCTCTGAATTATCTTGAACCCTTCGTCCGCCACTCATATCTAATAAATGCTTGTTGTTTTTATTTTAACTCAAGCTTTATCCATAAGAGCTAAAGCCAGCAGAATAGTTGCCAAACATCTTATCTAATACACCACGGTTAATGGCGACTGCTTCTTTAATGCGTCCTTGACGTTCTTTTTCTGAAAGCTGACGTGCTTCTGGTGACAAGGCAATACCAATGCCTTGACGTTGGCGATAACCTTGCTCAGCTGTTTCCATTGGATCTTGGAAAAATGCTTTAAATTTACCAGCGCGTTCGGCTAGTTGTTGGTTTTGAGTATTTAATAAACTGTTATTAGCAAACGCATTATCTGCTACACGCAAATTATTACTGGTGTCAATAACGGAATTCAATGCATCCATTGATTTACCGGCAAGCCCGCCACGTATCTCACCGGCTTGGGCAATTAATCCGCGTTGAATATCGCCTTCATTTTTAGTTAAGAAGGCATTCATACCATAAGTATAATTATCAGTACGTGCATCTTGAGCTGCCTTAACATTCATAAGGTCAGCAATTGATCTATAACCACGGTCTAGGCGATTCTGCCCCATAGCCATCGCTGTGCCATACAGCGAAGCAGTTGCAGCCATGTTTGCGGCATTTGCTTGAATCTGAGCAGCATTCCGCTGGGCTCGACCTTGAAATATGCCGCCGACAAGGTTGCCGATAGCACCTATGCCAAAACCTCCAAAAGTTGCCCAATCAAATGCCATACCACCGCCACTGTTTTTTAAAGGTGAATTCGTTAAAAATGAATTCGTTGTAGAGCTGAGATAATCTGCGGCAGACATCTCAATTCCTCCATGGGTTTATTTTAAATCAAAAATATGTTGGAGCTTGACTGCCTTGAACAACAGGCATATTCATAGGAGTACGTGCAGCAGCAAACGCTGCCGCTAAGCGATCACCAGAGCCAGCAATCATATCAGCCGCATAACGTGCAGCTTCTGGTGTACCGTAAGGATTCATGGACATTGCAATACCTTTGGTTAAGTTTTCAAGTCCACTACCCAAAGTATTAAACATTAAGGATTTCCAACCCTTACGCGTTTGGTATTTATCAAACATTTCAGCTTTGCGTTCTTGTTCTTCTGGAGACATATCTTTTTGATACATATCCATCAAACGATTAACAAGCTGTGAATCAGCAGAACCTTGGCTAAAGAAACTTGGACCAACCAGTTTTTGTACTTCAGGGTCTAAATTTTTAAACATTTCAGCCCGACGGTTGAGTTCATCAAACTCAAATTGAAGCTGATCAGGACCCATTGGAGAAGTAGATGTTCCAAAAGAAGTAAACGGACGAGTACCGGCTAAAGGTAGTCCGTTAATGTTTTTAGTGACTCCAATATCCGAAAAACTCGTAGCCATGGATCAACCCCGGAATGCAGAAGAAGCGTACGGATTGCTGGTCATCATGGTCCGCAGGTTTTCACCAGCCTGGGCCTGAGCACCACCAGCAAGCTGGAAAGCATACTGCTGACGGTTCAGAGCACCAGTCAATTGACCCAACTGTTGGTTCAGTTGCATCTGACGTTGCACGTCAGCGTTCTTCATTTGATTAGCAATAGGCAGCATGGCCTGGGCTTGCTCAACCGGGATATTGACACCAGCTAAACGCAGCAACTCAGCCATCTCGCGTTTTTCACCAGTCAGGTTGCTAAGACCAACGCCACCTGGTGAAGTGCCGGGAATCAAACCGGGAGTCTGGCCTGCTTCACGCTGTTGTCCAGTAACTGCACTAGCTAGGTTGCCAACTGCTTGCGCAGCTTGGCCAGCAACACCGCCACCAACAGCGCCACCAATAAGGCCGCCCACCGCACGAATACCAGCAGAAGCAATCTTTCCTCGTGTTCCTGGCATTGCTGTTTGCGCAGCCTGAGCCAAGCCACCAACTAAACCGGCACCTGCAACACCACCACCAATCTCGCCAATACCGCGAGGAATTTCGCCTTGAGCAAGGCTACCTAAACCAAAAGCAACAGGAAGACCAAGACCAGCAACAAGTTGGCCCGTACGACCACCCACAACATTGCCAGTTGCTTCGCCAGCGCCTCTAAGTTTATTGATTAATTCTTCAAAGTATTTACCACGCGCCTCATCAGCAATTACCTGTTCCCCAGCTGTTGGGAACTTTCCCTGGCCAGGGGCAAACATACTGCTACCGGCAGTGATGCGATCAATGGGAGTCGACGGTCCCATCATCCCCTCCATTGGGAATTGATAATTAGCCATACCCTTGTACGTTCCTATTTAAATTAATTTTATCAGCCTACATACCTTGCTGATAATTTTGAAGTTCTTCTAATTTAGGGCGATTAGCGCTAGCAATTACTTCATTAATCAGATTGCCGGCAGCAACGCCCGCTAAAGAACCCAACCCACCTGCAACAATTCCACGTACAGCCCGTTGCCGTGGTTCGTAATACTGTTTAACCGTTTGACCGCCGGGGGTTTGAACCCTGCTCTTGATCTGTGCTTCACGTGCCGCAATGGAACCTGCGGCAAAACCACCAACCATCGGCAGTGTCACCGGGAACCCAAGCATCCGGGCCTCTGGGTATCCTTGAAGGTTTTCAGAGGTTGCCTTAACAATACCAAGATCTAACAGACCACGTTCGTTGTACAAGAAGTTTTGGTAGTTGGCGTACCGTTGCGGAGTAAGAGAAGGAATATCTTGTTTGGCAGTTTCGTACTTAAGGGGTTCTCCGGTGCGGCCCATAAAGAAGCGGTCAACTAATTCTTGTACAGGTTGAGCTGTTTCCCTCCGATCTTCTGAACCTGGTTCTGAATAAGTTTGGGCGTAACCCTTGGGACGGAACATCTCGCCGGGGTTAAGTAAGTTGTAGGTACCAGCGGCTGCTACCGCAGGTGCGGCAATTGCGAGTCCAGCAGCAGCACGCGCCGTAGGAGAAGGAATCGTATTAACACCGACCTCCACACCCTTCTGAGCTAACGACAAGGGATGGTTGAAACGCCACCAGTAAGTTCGACTACCGTCGTTTGCAGCATCCACCACAAGCCTGGACACATATGCCCCAAGAAATTGCGCAGGTGTATCTCTAAGAGTGACACCACGTTTTGCAACTTCCTGTTTAAAACGAGGATCTAAAATGCTCTGGCCATACCCCAAACCGGTCGTGGCGCTTGTACGTTGAGCTGCATCAGCTTTACGCACTCCAGTTTTAATATCTTGAAGGATATTTTTAAGCTGGAAATTCATCGTAATGCACCGCCACGCATGATGCCGTAAGGATCAAGAGAGGGGTCTACTCTTCCAAGAGTAGATTCAACCCCTTGCATTTGGAACATTGTTCCAGGAGATAAAGATTGCGCTTGAAGATTATTAATTAAATCACGTTGCATAAGTTGTTGTTCAGCGGTTGCTGTTTGATCCATTGCAACAGGTTCTGCAATTAGTTGCTGAAGTTGCTGTTGATTTAAACCAGCAATTTGATCAGCTGCAAGCATAGGAGCCGTTGCAATAGCAGCGCCAATACTGCCGGCACCCATGGCTACGTTCTGAAGCACGGACATGTCTCCTGGCTTGGCACCAGCAAGAAAATTGGCTGCACGTTTACCAGTAAGGTTAGAAAGCATCTCAGGAGTTAGCTTTCCTGCAAGGCGTGCACCTGCAGCTGATAAACCAATATCTAAACCACCAGTCAACAAGGAAGTACCAAGGCCTCCTCCTCCAAGAGCAGTAAAACCAGTTGTTAAAACAGCGCCGGGGATGGATGCTTTTGCTGCTTCCCTGGTTGCAGGTGCCGTCATCGCTTGGCCCATACGAGAACCAAGGATACGTTGTAATGCTTGCCCTGCAAGTTTCATGTTATCGACGCCCTTTTAATTATTATATTCCCGCTATCTTTTAAGTTTCTGCGGGGGCAGGAGGTTCAGTTGGTTCTTCTTCAACCGTTGTTTCACCAGCGCTTTCTTCTTTTTTTACCTCCAGGGGCTTCATTACCCCCTTCCTGTCCAACAACTGTGCGATAGACATCTTTCCTTCCATTTCGTTTTCCGCACGATTCTCCGCCGCCGACATCAGATATCCGTTTGGATCTGGATTCCTCATACGAGGCATCGGATTTTTAGAAACTTTATCAGGGCGGACCGTTGGACTTAAACGATATGCATCTACCCACACTGGATTAAAATCTGGTTGATCTTGGGGACGTTGCTCCGTAAGAGCCCTACCTTCGTTGAAGTCATACGCTGTTGGGCGGTTAAAGCGCCCTAAACCTTCAAACAGTTCGTAGTTAGTTGAATCATCGGTATTGGTGCCAAAAAACGGTGAGTTAGAAACAAAATTAAGATCTGGATTCAATGTACGCTTTCGCGTCATCATCCGTTTAGTTAAATCACTTTCTTTAAACCGTGATGGATTCCAAGGATATTCACCCGTGTTGGGTTTAGTGCGAAATAATTCATCAAAATCCAAGTTGGCTCGGATCTTGCCATTGTTATTAAATGGGTTGGTTATATAGCGGCCCAGGTCTAGCCTATGGTCCTTTGCCATTAGCTTTTAGCCTTTTTCTTCTTACCGTGCAATCCTACCAACGTCTGTCGCAACCGAGCTTGTTTGACGGTTTTTTCGTCGTACTTGTCCGGGTTAGAAAGAACATTCTCTTGTAACTGCGCAGTAGTAATCCCCTTCTTCTTGGCTTTAGCAGTAAAGGCACCTTCTTTCATTTCTGTGCCTTGAATCCACTTCTTGTCCTTTTTCTTTTTTTCTTCAGCCATTAGATCAAACCTTGCTTAAAACGAGTGAGGAAACTTTCAGCCGCGCCAGGCTCATTCGATAATTGTAGCGTCCGCAACCTGGTTGAAACATCTGCAGAAGCACGTCTCTTCAGTTGTTGTTCAGCGTTGTATTTATCAACATCACTACCGTACATGCTGAGTTCACCAAGCTGTTCATTTGAAAGTTTGGAATAAGGATTGGGCAGATCTTCTAACCTAGGTTTACCCGTTAAATCGGTAGGACGACGTTCTGCGGCAGCCGAATATTCATAACCAAGATCACCATAATCAGATTCACCAAACTCACCTTGTTTACGTACGGCGCCAGATGCGTACTTACGCTCCAGGCCATAAACGCCCATGCCACCACCTTCTTCTTCAATATCCTCACGGGTGATGCGACCCATGCCACGAATACCACCTTCGTATCCGGCTTGCTGAGAAGCAGGTTTTCCAACGCGTTCAACATCGCCCTGCCTCATGGGTTCGACGGAACCAATATTCTCAACAACCGAAAGTGCGCTTGGCATACCCACACGTTCAATGCGACGGGTTTCTTCCTGTAATGGCGCCATCACTTCCCGGCCTTCGGGGAAGTTTGCCCGCATGTTCTCCAGAAGTTGCTTCTCCAGTGCTTGGCCCGCGAATCCTTCAGCAGCTAAGCGACGGCGCTCATCACCACTGCGGGTACGTGCCACGTCAACTGGATCGATCTCACCCTGCTCTTCACGAATGATACGCTCAGCTGTGTTCTTCAGCTCCATGGCGCGGGCAATACGCTCATTCACTTGAGCAGTTTGACGACGGTTCTCAGGGCCGTAGTCGTAATCCAAATCAACTTCCTGTGCACGCAAATAACGCTTACCTTGATCTAGAAGTTGACCAAGGCGTCCTGCAGATTCAGCTTGATCTACCGGAATACCATCAGGTGTCATTGATGCCGCAACATCAATACTGCCGGTTTGATCTTCTAATTGGTCAATAACACCAATGTTGAGGTGTTCGTTGCGTTGCAACTGTTGCCGCATTCGGCCAGTCGTCTGATCTTCGCCTGATTCCAAGGCATTGATTGCTTGATCAACATTGAACGGACGTTTGGTTTGTTGTGTTTCAACCAAAGAATCACCACGGAGTTCGTCCATGATTCGCAGAGCTTTACCCTGCAACTCCATTTGATATTCACGGACAGAAGAACGAACGCGCTGATCAGTACGCGCTTGCCGCTCCACGAGTTGATTATATTCCAGGAGCAGTCGATCAGCTATATCGCCTTCCGGTTCTGCTGCCTGTTGTACGTATTTAAATAAGTTTTGTTGCGCAGGTGCTGCCGATAATGGCCGAGATTCAGCCTGTGCTACCAATTCACCTGCTTCTTCGGCTGAAACTGCGGCAGGTGCACGCAATTCCATCAAAGTTGCCTTGACACCAGGGATTTCTGGTTGGGTTACGCCACGACGTGATGCTGCTGCCTGCAATAAACCTTCAGTGGCTGCTTGACGGCGAGCATCTGCTACTTGCTTTGCCACCATCTCCTTAGGATCGGGGCGGTAAGCAACAAACTCCTCTTCTGCTGCCGGAAGCCCCCGATTAAGGCGTCCACCGTAAGCGGCATATTCTTCAAACTCATTAACGGTTTCAGGAAAACGTCCTTTTGCCCCAAGAAATCCACGAAGGTCCTGAAGAGAAGAAGTTGTTTCCTGATCCGGCTCAAATAACGGACCGCGATAAGAAGTGGGGGCTGGACCGCTCCAGGGATCAACAACACCCGGGCCTGTTTTACCTCGCGGAGGTGCAGACGGCGGCGTGATGTCGCGAACTACAACTGGAATCGGTTGGGTGGGAGGCCGGGGAGTGGGCGGCCGCGCGGTTTGGGCTCCGGACTGCTGGGTGACACCCCTGAACTGAGGCACGGGCTGGGCTGCACGCCGCACCACATCCTCCTGCACCGGCACGTTGACCGGGGTTACGGCCTGTCTA